TTGGAGAAAAAGTCCTGGTAGGTCACAGGGATTTGAATTATATAATTATAATAATGATATAAATTGTAAAGCTCTGGCACTAGGGGACATGCTAGGTTCACCTCCAAGTTATCCAGCATATTCCCCTACGTTACATAATAATGAAGATTTCATAGATGTAAATACATTAAATGATGCATTTAGAAATGCAAATGGAACGAGTCCAGTAATGGGTGGAGCTAACGATGATGAACTTTTAATCACGTCGTGTATAAGTGAATTGACTAATAATACTAATTATTATGTTGAATTAATAATGTGTAGAGGTGATTTAGAAGGAAGGGAAGGACGTATAAAGAAAGAAATAAACGAACACGCTAAAAAAATTAGGAAATGTTGTGATGTAGATATTAAAACATGGGTTGAAAAAACTCAAGATGAGATGGAAAAATACTTTAAACAATATTTTATGTATCTAGAACTTGCTGAGACATCTGAAAATCTAAAAAATTTCTTGAAAAAAAGATTCAAACCTGAAAATAATGATGTTAAACCTGAAAATGATGAAGAATTCTATAGAACATGTTCGTTTTCTTTATTTAAATATGAGTTTGATAAATTAACATCTGATAAAATAACATCTGATAAAATAATACCTGATAATTCAAAACAAATAATTGAAGATATATATTCATCTATAAAAGAAAGTTGCAGTCCAGATACATTTGAAACATTAACTCTATTTGCAAAATTTTTTAGTTATCAGTTACTGAGAGACACTATTATTGATTTTTTAAATCCAGAAACTGTTTCCGAAGGGAAAGTAAAATTTTCAGATGATAGTCTTAATACTGGGTTAACATTGCCAGAGAAACAACTTCTTATTGAAAATATGATAAAATACGAATTATATAAAAAAAATTATGAAAGATTTGTAGACCTTTATGATTATGATAAACACAAAAGAGGTGCAGATGATTTCATTGGTGATAATAAACGTAGAAAAAAAGATGTAAAAACTTCAGGTGGTAAAAATGTACAAAATCTTAATGTTAAAAATCTTGATAAATTGAAAAAACCAATAATAAAACCTAAACCACAAGAAAAACAACCAAAAGATAAATTGAAAAAACCAATAATAAAACCTAAACCACAAGAAAAACAACCGAAAGATAAATTGAAAAAACCAATAATAAAACCTAAACCACAAGAAAAACAACCAAAAGATACATTGAAAAAACCAATAATAAAACCTAAAATAGTTACAAATATATATAACTATAATATATCAAAATATAAATTAAGGGTTGACCAATTTAAAAACAAAGGATTTTCTGCATATTTTAAAAATAAAATAAAGAAACATTTAAATGATAAGAATATTAATATATATAAAATAGGTATAATGAAAATGAGAGGAATACTAAAAGATATTTACAAGATAGATTAATAATATATTAAAAATTAAATTTAAATAATTTTCTTTTTGCATTTTTTCTTCCTCCAGTAGTTTTAACTTCAACAACAGGAACTGCTTCTTTTTCTGCCTCTAGTTGTTTATCATACTTTGCATCTAATTGTTTAATATATACGAGACCTTCTTCTCTTAAATTTTTTATTTTGTTTAAAGAGAAAAACTTAGTCGCTAATGTATCTAAGTCTACGTTTTTATTTTTTTCTTCAGGCATCCACTCAGTATAACCTTTCGCTTTCATATTATCACTAATAATAATTCCTTCTCCATCACCGTAAGATACCATAACTATATAAACTCTCTTTACTTCTTTATCTAACAACTTTTTCAAAACAATTTTTAATTCTTCTACAATTGTAGTATTCCATCGTAAATTAAGTCTATTTATATACTCTAAATCATATTTATCTATTTTTTCTTCACTAATACTATTTTTAACCCTTTTATTTATGTCTCCTGAATTTGCCCATATTTTTAAATATAATAAAAATAAAGTTCTTTTAAGAATTATTTCTGGCGTCATCATTTCACTATACCAATCTTCATTATTCCCAAAATATTTTAGAGTGTCTATTTTTATAGATTTATAATTTTTATTAAATCCTTCAAAAACAATATTTGCGTAATATCCCAAAATATTATTATTAAATGTTGTCATATTTATTGGTAGTTCGCAATATGGTTGCTGTCCATTATAATCAATCTCTTTTTTTTCTTTTTTAGGTTGTTTATTTTTTGGTGATACACTCATTATCTATAGATATAATATATTATAAATGTATAATATTTTTGTTTATTATTTTTTTACACCTTCGCACATTTAAAACGCCGATTTTAAAATTACATCTACACCAATAGCAATTTTTTCACTTCCTTGTTGTTTTTTAACCAATATATTAACTGCTTCTTCAATGGTTTCTTCAAACTTATCAATACTACAACCATTGATTTCATCATAATTTTCATAACCTCTTTCTTTGAAAAAGTGAGGTAATCGTGGTTTTAAATTATTACGCATTTCTTCACGCATTTTAGGTCTTGTAAGATGTAATTTTTTATCACAAGGGATAAAATCAGGAATTGTATCTAATTGAATATTAGATATATTTGCAATAAATTCTGTCATCGCACCAGTAAAATCTATATTATTAATACCACTGGTTGCCTTTGTTATTTTGCTAATAATAGCAGAACTTATTTTACTTATAGTTGGCATTTTATTAATATTTAACTTTAATATGTTTATATTAAATAATATCAATTTTTTATTTTAATATTAAATCGGCGTTTTAAATGTGCAAAAGTGTAAAGTATATAAGGGATTATAAAATAATGAGTTTTTGACTATATAAAGAATATTATAAATTACTAAATATATGGAAGGTTTAATAGATACACGAAACGAATATATTGAACATATACAAGATATTTTGAGTGTTGCGATATCAAAAAGGATATATGCTTTGTATACTGAGACGATAGAAGAAAAGAAAGGAATTAAAGGATTTCAGAATGAATTATATAGCATACGTAAATGGAATAATAATATAGTAAGCGATGAATATAAGAATATAGTAAAATATACTAAATGTAAATATATATCAAATCTTATTAAAATTATTATAATAACGACAATTAAAATAAAAATATATGAATACAAAGAGCAATTTGATAGTATTAAAATAAAGATACCTAACCCTGAAGATTTTGTTCATAAATGTTATATAAACGCAGCGTCATTCTCTTGGAAGAATGCATATTTATATAATAGAAATAATATTAAAGATGCAGAATATCAAAATAATCTCAACATTATTGAGGAAAATATTAGAGCAATTATTAAGAAAACATTTAGAGACTTTATACCATTTGATGAAATATTTAAGCAGATTGAAGATAATCTTACAGAAAATGTAAATCAGTTCAAAGATTCCGATAAAGAAGAGAATGTTAAAAAATCTAAGAAATATGACAAAATTATAGTTGAGAATGAAGAAGATGATGAAGAGGATGACGAAGATAACGAAGATGAAGAGGATGACGAAGATAACGAAGATGACGAAGATAACGAAGATGACAAAGATGACAAAGATGACAAAGATGATAAAGATGATAAAGATGATGATGAAAATGAAGAAGATGAAGAAGAAGATGAAGAAGAAGATGATGAAAATGAAGAAGATGATAGAGAGGATGAAGGAGATGAAGAAGATGAAGAAGAAGATGATAGAGCGGATGATGGATATGATAATGATAATGTGAAAGAAATAGTTGATGAGAAAGATAAAGGGGATTATGAAGAGAATGACGTAAAACATGAATTGCGTATTGAAGATAATAAAAAAATAAATGAAAATAATATAGTAGATACAACAATAACAAAAAATCGCGATGAGGAATACAAATTGTGGGATAAAAATGAAGAGAATTGCGAAGAGATATCATTCGCCAAAAGCGAGCAAAAAAATATGCAAACAAAAGAGAATGCATATGAAAAAGAAGATAGTAATATCGTTAATGTATGGGACAATATTAAAGTTGAATATAACTCATTATCGCAAAATAATGGGGATGATAAAAAATATAAAAATGAGATTGCGAGCAAAAAATACGAAGACGATAATGATGATGATGATGTAAAAAGTGTATCTAGTGTAGCGACAGATATAAGTCAAATAAAAAAGATACATATTAATGAAACATTAAATAGAAATAAGAAACCAAGTTTTTTCTAATATTTAAAAAAATGAGTATTTAAATATTTAAATAATATAATATTAAAAAATGTTAAAAAAGAATTCTTATTGTTTCTTATGCTATTCTGCAGATAATATTATATACACTAAAACATTATTCATCTGTAAGAAGTGTAATGTTCCAATAAAAAAATGTGATATTTGCGGGTTTTATTGTGATGATAAATGTTTAGAGATGTTTAATAATTGCCTTAAACTTACTTAACTTTATTAATATGAAGTCTGCTTCTTTACTTTTATAAGTTTAGAGTTTTTCTTTTTAACAAAGACGCCAGGGTCATAATCTTCTATGTCGTCTCCATCGTCGTTTGTCAATCCCATTAAGTCTCGTTGGTCTTGTAGTGACTGCATTTCCCAAAGGTCATGTGCGCACATTTTATAATGCGGATCTTCTGCCTTATACCAGAACACTATATCCGCTATATTATTAGATTGTACTTTGTTATCTATAACTAGACATTCATAATTCTCTGTACACTGGTTCATTACTTGATTAAATACATCAAATGTTGGGAACATACCCGCATAATGATTGTATATTTTTTCTCTTTCTTTCACAATATTATTACGAAAAATAAATACGTAATCAATATTAGAGCGTAGGTCAGGAGGTAATCCTAAACCATGTTGCATAGTAATTAAAAGAAATATTTTGTAATGTCGTCCATTCATAAAAATACACCTAATATTTTTATCTGTCATCGCAGATTTGTTATACATACAATCATCTAAAATCAGAAAGGCGCGAGGGTCAATAGATGAGTTCCCGTGTTTTGCCATATCTCTTTTCCTCTCATTTGTTATATTTATTTGCCTAGTTAAAAACTTACTAATTAATTTTTCGTCTAATTCGTCGTATATTAGCATTTTAGGAATAAATTTTTCAAAATACCCATTTGCGCGTTCTGTTTGTGAAACAACAACGCCAACTGGTATATCTTTGTTATAACTCAGAATATCTTTCATACAATAACTTTTCCCCGTGTTACGTTTACCTATAAAAGTTACAACTGAATCACCCTTAATTCTTTTTGGGTCAAACTTTTTAAGTTCTAGTTTCATTTAATTAATGATAATAAAAATAATATATTATATATGTCACGCATCAAAGTTATTTAAGAATATATTTAAGAATAATACTTAGGTATTATATTTATGAAACATTATTGGATTAATATTGATAAGACTATAGATAGGCGACTGTTCATGGAAGAACAATTTAAAAATAATAAATTAGATAATGAAAGAGTATCTGCAATAACACCAAAAGATTTTGACAAGGTGTTGTATGATAAACGTCCATTAACTTGTAAATGTCCAGGATGCACAAGTTGCGAATATGAATATGCTACTATATCAAGTCATATTAAAGCAATTATGGAAGGTTTAAAAGATAAAAATAATGAATGGTTTGTTGTTATGGAAGACGATATTATAGTTCCATTTGAAATTAATTATAATAAACTGCTTAGTGAATTACCAAAAGATGCCGAATTAGTTCAATTGCTTATTTTATATGGTCCTACCGTAAAAACCCTATATAATATATTAACTACACAAAATATTAAATTTATTAAATGGCAGTATTTATTACCATCTGCTGGGATGTATATCATATCTCGGGTAGGAGCAGAAAAACTAGTAAGTAAATATTTTAAAAATAATAAATATGATTTTACCTCTTGTGAATACCAAGTAGTTGCTGATGTTGCATTATATTTATCAATAAATTCTTATGCGACTACATTTCCATTTGCGTATCCTAATATAGATTTTGTTTCTGAAATACATCCCGGCCATTATGAAGCACATAAAAGCGCGTTTTTAGATATTAAAGATGTTATAGATAGGGCGATTGAGACTAATAACATACCATATATATCTACATAGAATGTTCTTTAGATATATCTTTATTTATTATATTATATTTTTCATTAAAAAAGTATATGACAATTAATTGTTTTCGATGGTCTCTTAATTTATCCGTACAATATAAAATATAGGATTCATCTTTTCCATTTAAATTTTTATTTTTAATCCATATTTTAAAAAGTTCATTATACAAAGTAACAGATTCATTTATTAGCGGATACTTAGCTATCTTATTTGTTGCTAACATTTGTGCCTCTTCAGCAAGTCCTATTATATGTAAGAAATGCTTGGTAATACAATCTCTACATCTCTTATTTTTGTTTGTAAGATGCTCCTCTAATAATATTGATTGCTTAATTATTTGTTGCATGTTATAACGTGGGTCGCTTACAGGGTCTATAGAGTCACAACTAGAAGAACAAGACCCATCATTCTTTTGTTTGTTATAATTTATATTTAACAGAGTTGCTTTATTAGAACTGCTATCATAACTAATATTATGGTCACTATTATAATGAATATACCATAATATTAATATGGTAGATAGTATTATAGCAAAAACAATTATTATAGTTTCTAATATATTCATTATATGTGTATTAATTCTATATAATATAGCAGAAATATATTATATAGATATGTTATTAATATATCTATATAAAAACTGAGTAATTTTTTGATTGAAAGATGTAAAGGTAAAGGCTGTGATACTAGAATATCATCTAATTAAAATAAACATCATAATACAGTATATTATGCAATCTTTGTATTATCTAAGCAATCCTAAATAATAAATATTATTATATAATAGATAAAATAGGATGTATAGTTCAGCAGAATTATTTTTAGAACATTTTAAGGGCATGGCAACTCCACCTGCAACGAATACATCAGGGACAGCATCAGGTGGTATAGCAGGCGCCGCGTCAGGTGCATTAATTTCTGGAGGTTCTGCAGCTCTTATGAGCAATTCGGGTTCTAATAATGTAGTGAAATGCCCTCTTACTGATGATAGTCTATACTGTCAAGTTAGCAGAACAGCTGGTATAACTGGTATGGTAATTTATATATTACTAATGATAATATTTGTACTAGCATTTTTATACTTTATATATTATATGATTTTTAGAAGCGGTGTAAGTAGTGTAAGTAAAAGTATAAAAAGAAGTAGAAAATAATTATAAAAAATTTGTAAAATTGATATCTAAATTTTTATTTTATTAAGTAAAAAAGTAATCAAATGAACACATATGTATTGCAAATTGTTATTATAAATAAATTTATCTTTTGATTTATAGTTAAAGGTGTATTGAAAGCAAACCAACAATAGTTTTCCAAGGTTCGCAAACAGGTTTATTTGAATTATCTATATAGTTACACATACTTATATCATTTAAAAAATGATATAAGTATGTGTAACTATAATAATATTAAAGCATTATGTTATTCATTTATGTTATGCAATTACAGAATGATAAATATTATATTGGTAAAACATCAACTCCCTATTTTAGATTTGATAATCACTTTGCACACAACGGTTCTGAATGGACAAAACTTCATAAACCAATCAAACTTTTAGAACTAATCCCTAATTGCGATGATTATGATGAAGACAAATATACATATAAATATATGGACAAATATGGAATTGATAATGTAAGAGGCGGTTCTTATACAACCCCGAATTTAGATGCAATAACTAAAAACCAATTAATAAAAATAAGTAATAGCATAAATAATAGATGCTTTACTTGTGGCAAAGCGGATGGACATTTCGCTAAAGATTGCGATGTTAGAATTATACAACAACCGGCGCCTGCGCAACTAATGCCGACGCCAACTAATGATTTTATTAATCTAGAAACATTATTGATACATTCGCCAAACAAAATGCTAATAAATATAAAAGATTTAGATATAATTAGACAACTAAAGGTTTATAGGATAAAAGTAGGTGACCGTATATTTAATTATAATAAAAGAGAATATAGTTCATTAAAAGAACTAGTAGATGATGCTACAAATATATATGATAACTATGATGTAAACGATTTAATGAAAATACCTGGGATTATCTCTGTAAATGTTGCAAAAGAAATAAAAGATAAATATATGCTCCCTTCTAAAATTGCTTTCTACAAAAATATAGCGGAATTACTTGGCCAATTATCAAAAGAAAGATGCGAATTAATTCAAGCAGGTTGTAATTTTAGTAAATGAAGAGTATTATAATAAATAGTTAAACATTATCTATTATTTACAAATTACTCTAATAACAAAAATATGAAAGTTGTTATTGTATATAATGTTGTTCCCCATATTGTATCAGTAATTGCTATAGATACATCTAAATCCTTGTAAATTGCCAGAGATGTAAAATTATATATCCCAAATATTGAAAAACCTACTGCGCCACCATATAGAAAGGATTGTAATAATTTGTTCTCTACTGTATTATTGATTCCATTTTTAATATTCTGCGATGTGAAAGGAATAGCAACATATAATACCGAAAATAATATTAATATATATGCGATTATAGCATGTTCATATCGCAAATTTAAAGATGCTTTTTGCACTTTCAGTATAGAGTTTGAATATGTAGAAAAATTTAAAGAAATCCAAGCAATATCTAAAAATATTATTACTAAACATATTATAAAATATTTTAAATAAATATTCATAATTTCTATATTATCTATTATTATAGTAATAATATTATATTATAAACATTATATTTTTTTATATTCCTTCATTTTAGTAATTAATCTAACATAATCATCATATGATATTGCATATCCTTTGTTGTCATACGATAATACTGGTAATGATTTATCACTTTCCTTTCTCTCTCTCTTCATAACTGTAATATTATTTACGCTAAATTTAGAATATTTTATTGATTTTACAGTTTTAGTATTCATTTTACCTCCCATATTTTTTCCAAATATATATGGTTCTATTTCACTATAAATATTACCATTCTCCATATTATTTACATAATAATCTGCTGTAAATTTCAAAGAACCCGTTAGTTCATTAAACATATCTATTAAATCGATGTATTCTTCAGTAGTTTTATCTATCATCATATTGACATCTAGAAAATTAATATATTCATTTTTAAGCATATCCACAAATTCATCTCTAAATTCTTTTAAATAATTTATATTTTTTTCAATAATTAATTTCATATAGTCTCGTGGAATATCGTTTATATATAGACTTCTATCTTCATTTCTCGATATATATTCTTTTATTAACTCTATGTATATTTTTGAAGGTTCGTGAATATTAAAATCAATTTTCTTAAACCCATCAGTATCAAATAATCCAGCGCCTCTAAAAGAAGTTAGTTTATAATCACGTCTTCGCTTTTTATTCTTCATATAATTTAACGGATATAAAGCGTCTGTGTTGTGCAATAAACTATCTATAAATATTTTTTCAAAATTATATTGAAATCGCTTATAATCATTACTCTCTTTATTAATATTTTCATAACTATCATCATTTTTATACCCAGTATAAAACTTATCTGAGTCATAATATATCCCATAATCAATAACATTAATATTAAAAAATGCATCCTTATCATTATTTTTAAAAAACTTATAACAGTCGCATATAAAATGTTGATGAAGAGTATATTTTATATTGAAATAAGTATTATTAGAAATTTCTTCATTTATTTGATTCCCTAAGCATATATAAGTATACTTAGGGTTACTAGGGTTACTAGGGTCACTAGGGTTACTAGGGTTACTAGGGTCACTAGGGTCACTAGGGTTACTAACACTATTTTCTGTAATATTTGAAGTTCGCGGATAATTATCCTTATCACTGTATATCTTGTAATTTTTAATATTATATAATTTTAATCTACCATTTCCTCCTTCAAATATATTATTATATAATATGTTTACATATTCTTTATCTGTATTATAAACTTTACAAAAATTATATTTAACACCTCCTATAAATAATACATTAGTGATTGTTATTCTTAATCCAGGTGCTAAAATAATTTGATAATATTCATCATTAAAATTAACATACTTAATATCATCTTTGACCTCTAATATATATACAACACCGCTATTTTTAAGATTTTCATAAGCATATTTTAATGCAACGTGAATATCAAATGTACAAGATAAAAAAGATGTCAAAACTACATCTTTTTTATAATTGCTACTGAAATCTCTATAGGTTCCGTGAAAAACATAAATTGTTTTTTTGTTATTTTGCATATTATACTCTGCATCATTATAAAACTTTAATAAATTTCTTACTCTTTTATATGCTCTTTTTTCCATAACTATACCATTCGCGATATAGTTTTGTAAAGAATTATTAACTATTTTACTATAAGGATATGTTGAACCTATATAATTTATCATAATATCAGAAAGTCTAGTTTCTGTTAATTTTAAAGGTTGAAATGTATGAATACCATAAATAAATGTGTCTGTGTCTAAAATAGTTATTGCTGGCAGAGGTGAGTTATATGGAAACCAATAGTAATAGTCATTGTTAATAACATTATTATAATTATTATTAATAATTGTATATAATATTGTTTTCAAAGTATCATCGTCGCTATATCCTTTAATATTATTAAAGTCCTTCTCATATTTCTTGTTATTATATGAAATAGTATATTCTTCTTGCGAATAACTGTGTAATACATTAATTTTTTTAAAAATTTCTTCTATATTTTTAATATCCTTTGCATGTTTAATTCTTTTTTTATCTATACTATCAATATTCGCAAATAATGGTATAATATCCTCACACCTTTCTTTTAAACTTATGTAAGAAGGTAATATTGACATATATTTAATATATTCAAGATTATCTAGTACGTCTTCTGAATATTTTCTTTTTGGTTCATCATTAAATAATATTTTGTTCCCTTCAAATGATAACCTAATACATCTGTGTATTATTGTGGAATATAATAATTTTTCATTAAATTTTGTATATTTACCTCCTGACTGCTTATCCTCCAAACTATACCTTTGTGAATGCGTTTTACTATCTGAAAATCTTACAACAAATTTAGTATCTTCATCGCCATAATTATTATATGTGATTGGTAATAGATATTCTGCATTAATAACTGATGTATTACTTCTCCTTTCTATTGGAGTTCCAAAAGCGTCATTATAAATATATTTATCAGTCTCTGCATTATGCTTTTTACACCTTTGCGTATCAAACATATTAATTTGAGGCATATTTTTCTTAAAAGTTATGCGATATATTTGATGTAAAAAATGTAATAGTAATAAGAGTTTCTTCATATGTCTAATGTATACATCGATGTAAATTGATTTATGTTCTGATATTTTCTTCGAGATTTTCTTGCAAGATTTTGCATATTCCTCAAATAATTTATCATATTTTTCAAGCAATATTAACTTGTTCCTATTAATATATTTTTTACTATTACTACTAATCATAAAAATCTATATAACAACAATAAAAAAAAAGTTAATAAATAATATTACTTACGCACACGTGTTGCTAAAATCTTGCGAGGTTTATTTACCCTATATTATTTAATAATAAGAAACTAATAAGTAATTACTTATTATACTTCATAAATATAACTGTCGTCATATTTATGGTATTATCATTATTTATTATAGGACATATATCATCACGCGTTTTATAATAGTTTATTTTTTTTAAAGCATAGTCAATATACAAGGTAGAATGAATAGGCATAATTACTTCATAATCCCCTTTTGCTAAAGTAATTCCTTCAACAAATATCAATGGCATCCCTTTTTCAACAATTATTTTTAATATTATTTTTTTTTTTTTAGTATAATTATAAGCAATCTCTGTGAATAATGATGTTGATGAAAAATGGTTTGTAATATAATAACCTTTTTTAGATTGATTTAAAATATAATTTTCGTTGACACCCCTATATAAAACAATCTCATGTTTTATCCTAGGTGCTTTGTTAAATATCTCTTTTAATTCCTTAATATATGTTTCAAATACAAACTTATAAATGTCTTCATTAAAATCTAAATAATTATCTTTTAAAAATTTTATAAATAATTGGTCGTTGTCTAATGGTATTTCTTCGCCTTTATAATTATTATTAAGTTTAAAATAATCTGAAAATTGAAAAAAGTAGTAGCAAAGGTCACTATCATCATCAACAATACCACCGCCATTATTTTTAATAACATTAGGGTCAAATATACCACCACAATCTATATATGAATTTAAATAAATATCTCCACGATACGTATAATATTTTAAATTATACGTATCTCTAATATTTAAACTTTCAATAAATGTGTTTTGTTGCTCTATAAATTCATTAAGATTATTAACATCAATATGCTCTTGGATTTTATTTATGAATTTTTTATTATATTCGTTATATTTAATATTGTATTTATATATTTTATTGCTGTAATCTAAAGAAGAATTATCTCCTTTGCTTCGCTTTTCTATAAATGTATCTAATTCGCTATTATTTACCAAAATGTTGTTTTTATAATTTATTTCTATATGTTTATTAAGAATTTTTATTTTTTTCGTTAATTCTATTAATTTCTCATTATAATAGCATAGTTGCTTATGTTCCTTACTTACATATATATCGTTGTCTTTCAGTATTTTCTTTCGTGATTTTTCTAACTTTGATAATAATTTATCATGTGTTTTGGAATCTTTAAATTTTAATATGTTTAAATCTTTGTCATTCTCTTTACTTGATAATGGTTGTGCTGGGGTTGAAGAAACAGAAAGAAAACCCGTATTGAATTTATAATTTAACGGCAAAGATTTTCTTCTAATTAGTGGCACAACAGACATTTGACAACTAGACTCTAATTTAATATATTATTAAAAAAATAATAATTATAATCTTTACTTATTTACTATAATACAAAACATATTCATCCATTTCCAGTCCAATAGTTAATTTCACATAGAACAGCCCTCTCATATATTGTTAATTTATTGTTAATGTCTTCGAATTGCTTCTGATGTATTTTATCTTGCTCTAATAATAATTCATCAACTATTGATTCGAAGTTAATTTCATATACAACATCTAAATTTGGTTTAAAACTTTTACGCCTATACTGCATATATCTTTTATTGTTTAATTGATTATATTTTAGAATAGTCATTTTTTGCATTATGTTTACGATGCGTTGATATTATCTATTATAAACAATCAATTTATAATATTATAATATAAAAAAATAATATGTAAGATATTATTATTATTATAATCTACATATATAATAATATCTACTTAATACTTCAATACTTTAACTTATGAGATACATAAATTATTCACTATCTTTCTTATTAACAAATCTAAAATGACAATGATTACTTACATCAATATATTTATCAGTATTAATATATTTTCCTTTTTCATCCTTACCTCTGCTATAATATTCTTGCATATCTTTTGGCATATCTTTAAATTTGCGCATATCTTTTGATTCTGATATAGGAACATTTTTGAATGCTTCATATATTTTCATATGATCAATTTGTTTTGGTTTATCAGTATCTGTCTTAAATTGTAATCCTCGCTTTTTCATTTCTTTCATACTAAGAACACCTCCAGAGAATGAATCATTTTCTTCTTCTAAAATTAGATCTTCTAGAATTGCATGTTTGTATAATTTAGAATTATGAGTATTCTCTAGCACACCTAGGGGTCCGTTACCTAATATATTTCTAACAAAATCTATAAAAACAGGAAGACCTCCTAAATGAAAAGAACAATTTTTATAAAACTTTGCTCTTTCCAATAAAGTTTCTTCAAGATTTTTTATTAAAGAATATAAAGAATTATATTCTTGTGTATTCGGGAATAAAAAATTTTCTCTCCCTAGTCGTTGACTATTTTTTGTATTTCCTTTTAATGTTTTACTAATAAAAAATAAATAATTTTCTGATACATAACTAATAATTTTCATTAATTTAGTAATTCTTTTATGGCACCATTTAAAATGTTTTGTTAAATCTTCGTCACTAGCATCCTTATATTTAATAAATAAATGTTTCCAATCTCTCATATATTGTATATGTTCTCCAACTAATGAATCCTTCGTAAATAATTGGTTTATACCACCATTAAGATATGCACCAGCATCCCTAAACCCTTCTATTTTATCAGCATATATTTTACCATCTTCTTGTTCCTCAAATAAATTTAATTTTTTATTATCATGTTTAATGCTATCAAACTTAAAAATCGAATCAATAAGGAAATTATTGATATTGTATTTATATTGATTAGTGCGATTATTTTTATAGTCTTTTAACAATATACCTGTACATATAGGATTTTTATTAAATTGCGTGCCTGCAATTGTATCCTTTTTTTTATTCGCTCCATGAATAAATATATAGTCTAAGCATGGTATACCAAGTGCAGTATAACAATCTTTAATAAAGTGTTGATGTATGCTATATTTAATATCTTCTAAACTTCCAGAAATTAATGGCATTCCTCTATTAACATATAATTCATATTCCTGACCAAGACTAAAATATATAAATTCATCTTTTCTTTCACGATGTGTCATTTCCCATTTATCATTAATCATTTTATTATTTAAATCTCTACGCTTTACTTTATATATTTCAAAATCTTCTTTAAATTGCGGTTCCTTATTAATTTTCCATAAATCACCTAAAATATAAGCACATTTAGGCATAATATTAGTATTTGCAGTTATTCTATAAGTTACATAAAATTTAATATCAAGTGCATTTTGATCTAATAATTTATCATATAGTAGATTATTTTGTTTAATAGTTGGTGTTCTAAATAAGCGACAAAGGATAAGACATACCCCTCCTATATTAAACTCCCTAACAATTCTAAGTCTTGATTGTGGTAAAATAAGTATTTGGTTTAATAGGTCTTTTAAATTTATATATGAATGTGTATCATCTACTTCAATTATATAAATAAGTCCTACGTTATTTTGACTAATTCCTGAATAATATGAAGCGGTATAAACATTTAAACTTGTTGATAAAAATCCTAAAATTTCTATTTCTTTTTCTTTTCCGCCTATACTGTGTAATCTATTTTTTGTTCCGTGATATAGATATATTTTTTTATTTTTATAGTCTTGTTTTATAGTTTTATCTTTGTAAACACCTATAGTATTTATAATTCTTAATGTCATATCCTGAATTCGGTTTGCATGAACAAGAGATTTCACAGATGTATATGCTTCTGTTATTACCTTGTATATTGTTTCATTCAAATATGTACTGTATGGTTTTATGCCATGATTTTTATAATATGATTCTAGCAATTTAAGAACGACGGAATCTATTTCGAAGGGTTGCCATTTTGTTGTCATAGGATAACAAAATTTTAGATTTGTGTCAGAATCAATATTTTTGTGATTTAAAGGTATCCATGAAAATAAAGGAAAAGTACCTGTGTATTCATAATTATAGTAGAGGTTGTGTGTGTGTGCATCCATATTTTTTTGAATATATAATGGGTCTTGCGCATTAAGCGAATATAATATATTCTTACGTATCATATCGTCATCTCCATATTCAGTTTCATTATTACCGTAAGAAATCTCTCTCATATCTTTTATTATTTCATCATAATACTGATGTATTAATGATGTTTCCTTTGCAATCCCTGTTATAGTAGGAAGTTTTCCCAATATATCATTAATTATAGTAGTAAGTTCTGAAAAAGGTAAAGGTCTAGCAGTAGCTATAGTACTATCTGAACTTGAACAAAAGATAGTTTTTGGCAATAAACCATTTGTTATATTATAGTTTATATTTAAATCGCCAATAATATCTTTGGCAAAGTTTAATGTATCTGGAAATTTATAATTATTGAAATTTAACCTTGTAAAAAAACTGGTATTAAGTTTATTATATTGGATAATATGACTATTATAATAATTACCACCATAAGGGTCGTATTTAAATGCTTCAAATACATGCTGGCGATTTATTAATGTATTAAAATGATAATTTTCTATCGTGTAAGGGTCCAAAATAATATTAGTATGATCGACGCTTTTCGTTAAATCATTTTTCTGATATATTATTTTTGTACTACCATAAAAATGTTTTTTGAACTCTTGCCAAGGAACTAATGATTTGGTCTCATAATATTCGCGAAATGTATCATCATACATAAATATTTTCAAATCTAATTGAGATGTATAATTTAAATATAATTCATCATAATAATATGGTAAATGTAGATATTTTGTATACATTATAATAATTATCGAGTTAATCACATTTGATATATATTTATATTCTCTTAATACACCGTCTTTATCACAGTTATCAATTAATTCATCGCAACACTTATTTAATTCATCTACAAGTCCTTTAATATATTCATCAATAATTGGTATGGCGTTCTTCATCTCTTTCTTCTTTTCTTCAAGTTCCAGACGTTCTTCTTCCTTCTTTTTTTCAAGAGCAATACGTTTTTCTTCTTTCTCTTTTTCGCGCTTGAGACGTTCTTCATCTTGTGCATTAGCCATAGCCGTGCGTATATCATTATAAATTTCCAAACCTTTGATATTAACTATTTTTTTTATTGATTTTTGTAGTTTTTCATTTTTATCAAAGGTAAAATAACATTTGGTCAAATAACTTTGAAGTATTGGACTTTTTAAAATAATCTCCCTGTTTGTTATTGGATTTATAACCTTTAATAATTTAATTTCGATTGCTGTCTTACCTCGTTTTTTATTTCTTATTTCTTTTACTAAATTAATACATTGAGTTTCATTAAGTTTATCAGCATTTATACTCGAAGACGCTGAGAGGCGCATGCGCACGATGTCTGATGCTGAATTACTGCTTCTAGGTGAAAAATCAAGTTTAGCACTTGAACTACTTGACTTAGACTTTGGTTTATTTGTTGCAGCACCCGGTGGTGGCTTGGTTCTTGCGTGATTACCAGCAGGATGTTGTAGAGGAGGCATTCCCGGTGGTGGCTTGGTTCTTGCGTGATTACCAGCAGGATGTTGTAGAGGAGGCATTCCCGGTGGTGGATTGGTTCTTGCGTGATTACCAGCAGGATGTTGTAGAGGAGGCAATCCCGGCGATCTGCCTCTTGGTTTATTTGTCGCCGCCCCTGGTGGTGATTTGCTTCTCATAGTAGCACCAGCAGGATGTTGTAGAGGAGGCGTTGTCCCTGTAATTAAGTTTGGTGACGGTCGATTCCGAACATCATATAAATACAATTCGTCTATAAAATTTAAAACATGAAACATGTATTTATCATTTTTTCCGTTCATAGTTACAAGGTTTTCTCTCCATTCACCCCAATAACATTTAGATAAAAAACTGATAGTAATAAGACTATCTCTTTGAACCTCTTTTTTTGTTATTGGATTAATCCATACTTTTAATTTATTATAATATAAATAATTTAATAAATATATACAATGATCTTCTGTAATTTCATCATATTTACTATAAAGTGTAGTTAAACTAGGATTTTCTTTTTTAGGTTTTAATCGTTTAAAGGACATAATATATATATACTACTTTATAATAATATATTTTTTAAATATATTATATAATTTTAATCAGCATTAGTTAGTTTAGTTTCATTCCAATTATTTGCTGCCAATTTCATCAATTCCTTTCTCTCTTTATCAGGAAACTCAATTGTTAAACGCGCCATCTCATCTTTAACATATAGGTTATATTTTGTAGGTTGCTTCTTAATAGCGACCCCATCAGTATCAAATTTTACTACGCGTTTTTTAGTTGCTCCAACTTTTGATGCATCTTTGAATGCATTAATCACAATTTTTTTAGTTTCATCTAGAGTATATTCAGATTCCTCTTCAAACGCCAATTGAAGACACTCCATGATTTTTTTACCAGATGCATTTTTTGAAGAACTCATTATAGATAAATATAATAATTAAGTTTTATATAATTTTTTATATATATTAATATAATAAAAGATTTATTAATAAATGAATAAATTACTAATTTCTGTTATAGGTGAAGAATATAAAGACTATATAGAATACAAGGAATTATTTAAAAAACTGAATGAAAATCTAGATGTCATATTATATTTATGTGATAATGTGTCAAATAATAGAATACAAAATTTCATAATAAATAAGATTGAATCTGGAGATTATTATGACTACGATGATGAAGAATTAGGTATTAGTAATATAGATGAGAATGATATATTTAAAAAAATAGTAACTGGCAAAGATTATAAAAAAATGTTAGAATATATACAAAGTAATCTAACAAATATTAATAAGAAGAATGACGAATTTATAGAGGAATTTAAAAAATTGGGTGCGACTAATGAAACCTACAAAGACCCTAAATATGATTTAGAAAATCAAATCAGATATATTAAAGAAAAATTAGACTTAATTGTTACTAAACTAGGTGAGACCAAAATAGAAAATTTAAAAGATGATATTAAGTTTAATATTATATTAATTAATAAGGAAAGTTTTTTAGATTATAAAGTTTTTAAACAGTTTTTTAAAAACTTACACATTATTGAAAAATCAACAAGTGGAAATGATAAAGATTTAATAGATTTTAAAGAAAAACTTATGAATATATACAATTTGACTTATGAAGATATAAGTGGAAAATTAGAAAAATATAATTCAAATGTTGATATATTTGTAAAAGAGTTAACTAACACATCTTAAACACCAAATAATATATTATTTATTTACATTTCGAAGTTCTGCGATTTCAAGTTTCAGTTCATTTATTTCTTTTTTAAGAGCTTTTATAGATTCGACAAATAATGGCGCCATTCTCTCATAACTGATTGTTAAATAATTCTCACCACTTTTAGATACAAGATTGTTATAATCGTCGCGTATCATATCGAATGGTGCAAGTTTAACTATTTCTGGAAGAATAATTTGCACTTCTTGTGCGCTTAATCCAATCTCATTAATTTTTTTAAAACCATATTGTTGCGCTAAATTATTTGGAACATAATGAAACCCATTTAATTTGTTAATTAAATCGATAGGATTTTTTATATTTGAAGTGCAATCTTTCAATCTATCGTCTGATATACTGGATAAAAATTTAACTTCTTTACAAAATACGTCACCCTCGACTCGTAAGTCCACGCCTATTTGAACATTACATTGGTATCGAATATTATTATTATCAATAACTTGCCACGGGGATTTACTATTTATATATTGATTTAAAATATTACTTGTTGATGTAACATAATTACTTGTATCTTCGATGATATTTCTATTATTTTCTTTAGAACTACCAATAATACCGTTGGATAATAATCTTACTTCTTTGCAATATATTGTCCCATTAACATATAGTTCACCCCTACCATCACTTCCTATATCGACATTAGATTGGTAAGATATTTTATTGTCATTAATAACTCTCCATGGAGATTTACTATTTATATATTGATTTAAAATATTACTAGTATCTAGTATATAATTGCTAGTATTTCTATCATTATAATCTATTTTGGTAATTATAATATTACTTGTTGATGTAACATAATTACTTGTATCTTCTATGACATCTTTATTATTTCTTTTATAAATACCACTAATATTAACATCTCCATTATTTGCAATATTAAAGATATTTGTAGTTTGATTTGAAGCAACAAAAATATCTCTGTTTCCATTGTTATTTTGATGAATCTTAAATGCGATACTAAGTGGGTCTGCATTAACAACACTCAAATTCTCTGTCGTATATACAATTGTATCTAGTATTGTGCTATTACCAAGAACAATTAAATTAGAGTTAATAGTTAAAGTTCCATTAACTGTTAGGTCATCGTTATATTTTTTATCAATTATAAATTTCTTACTTGCATCAATATTTTGAAGTATCATATCTGTCGTTAAACCACTAATTCTTTCAGAAATAATATTACTTGCATAACTGACTTCACTCAATATGCGAGGAACTAAAATATTACTAGTTGATAATATATAGTTACTTAGATTTTCATTTTTTGTATTTATAAGAGGAACCAAAATATTTTTTGTTGATAATACATAGTTACTTAGATTTTCATTTTTTGTATTTATTGTTGTATTTAAACCAGCAATACTTTCAGCAAATACTATGTTAATACCTTCTATTATATTTGTTCCATTTTTATAAATATCGCCTATTATATCAATCCTGCCAGCTCTATTTAATTTTAATAATTCACGTTCGCCAGGCGAATTATCTTTATAATTTATTTTAAAAATTCCATCATGACTGTATATTTTATGTATTTTATTATCTCTATTTTGGGTTGTCTCGCTTTCTACCTTATTAGATAATATTATTTGAGGATTAAAATTACTGCTATTATATTCAGTAACTTGTATTTCTATATTATTATTATCAACATATTTTGTATAATATTCTTGCAATTTAATTGTGTTAAATAATTCTGTTTCTCTTTCATCTATTATAATTTTAAATTTGTCTATTATTTCTATATTGCTTGAAACAAGTTTAGTATTATATCTACTGTCAATAAATTTGTTAGAAGTTGTAATATCAATTATATTTGAACTATAATTTCCTTTACTAATTATATTCATAGAAAAATCATTATTTGTTCTTGTATTAGGGATAATATTTGAACTATAAATATTTAACTTATTATTTCGGTGTATGTCAAATTTCCCAGTATATTCTTGTTGAGGGTCAAACCAAAAAATATTAGAAGTTTTAGTTTTTAAAAATACACTAACATCCGAAATTTCTGCTATTTTATCACTCGAATATACATTTTCACATATTTTATAATTCTTTCTAGCGTTTATTAATGAGTCTTGTTCATTATATAAATATGTATATATTTCATTTGTAAATCCTATAATATTACTAGTTTTATTTTCGCTACGAAAATAAGTAATATTTGAAGTTAAACTAATATTAAATGGTTGTAAAGATGCATTTAAATAAGGTGTATTATTTAAATATGTAGGTATTTTATAAGAATTTGTAAAGGTGTAAGTAAATTCTATCTCGGTTGAGGGTTGGGTAGTCCCAATTAAATTCATCTTAAATTGATTTGTATTTGGTGTGCTATGTTGGACTGAAACATTACGAATATTTTCAGACTCATGCCTATCTATTATAGTATTATTACCATAAGATAGTAATGAAAATATGTTAAATAATTGAATATTTGTATCTGGACTATCAAATGTTATATTATAATTATTTCCACCAGACTGAAGTTGACTAAAACTATAATTATTAAAATCTATTTTAAATCTATTTTCATCACTAAAATTAAATAGCAAATCAACATTTGAATGTATAGATGTATATGATATATTACTATAACCATGTAGAGTTTTAGTAACAATTTTATCTCGGTTGTCTATATTTATGGTTGATAAACGAATATCTACATTTCCAACATTTTCATAAGGTATATTATGTGTAATTTGTGTTCTATACTCGCTTTCAACAGCATCATTAGTATTATATAAATTACTACTTATAGTATAGATTGGATTATCTATATTACTAGTATTAATTCTAATATCGGTATAAATAAAATCTTTTGTGTATCTTCCTGTAATTATCATGGGTTCATTATCATATTCACTATTAATAACAACTGTTTGCTTAGGATTATTACCTGATTGTTCTAGTGGTTCATTAAAACCAAATTTAGCTCCTTTTCGTAATCTATTCTCTTCATTATAAGGGGATATTGTAAATATATTTTGTAATTCATTATTTACATCAATACTATTAGTTGATTTAGTATTTGCAACACCGATATTAAATTTATAATTATCAAGAGATGTCCCTGATGATAATATGGTATATTTATTAGTAAGACTAGAACTAGAACTATTAACCATATTTATTCTGGTAGGTTTATCTGTATTTGTTATCTGAATGCTACATTCATTCTCATCAACAATATGTAAACTAATATTACTATCAATATGATTTTTATTATCACCTTGTCCCAATCGCATATATGTTTTTGAACCATTAATATTATTAAATTCTACAAATTGTTTGTATTTATTTAGTTCTTTTTTAAAATAGCTAAAGGTTAGTTTAGTATTATCATTAATATCATTTGCTACATTAAATCTGACCTTATTTTTAATATTTGCAGGGTTCACGTCATATGCGGTTGAAAAGTCATTATTACCATAAATACATAATTCAATTGCCGAAGAAGCATCAATATTACTAGACGAATATGTAATAAACTTTGCTACTGAAAGTGAATCATCATTTTGCTTAACAACAAATGGGATCCTCTTATTAATACCTTTTTTAGCAGGTTCTAGTGAATCCAAAGATTCCACTATAATCGATTCCCTAGGAGTGAAAATAATATTTTTTCCAGAATATTCAATATCGTCTGGGTTAGTTAAACTTTTATAAACAATATTGGAAGAATATATATCGCTATTTATATCATAATATTTTACATTTACATATTCAGAAAGACCTTCTAATTTTTTTATACGAAAGTTAAAGTTACTACTATTGTTATCTATAATATTAATATTACCATATACATCTAAATCACCATATATAGAAACAGTAGACTCTGGTATTACATCCGTATGTAGAACAGGATTATTAAAATCTATATGATATTTTGATTTTCTATCATTATAATACATAGACATCGCAAATGTCGTTGGGTCTATTGTTTTATCTGCGGTGTATCCAAATTGCAAAGGACCTATTCTCGGCGGTCCTCGTTTATCATTATCATTAAGCGTGTGATTTTTATAAATAAACCATCGTTCGAGGTCTCTTCCATTATCGCATATATCAATACCACTAAACGCAGCATCATTATAATGACCCTTTCCATCAACACCTTGATAAATTCTTATAATAGAATAGTTATAATCTTCTATAGATGTATTACGTATTTGTAAAGGAACTTTAAGAGTATTGTCATCATTCTTCCACCCTATTGCTATTTTATTATTCGTATAAAACCCATCAAAATTTGCGGTCGATTTCAAAGTTTCAATAAGTTTATCATCCTGATAATATGCATCAGAATTAATACCATGTTTTACATTTAATCCTTGCATTTTTGAAGAATACGAAGAAAGACTATCGTAATTAATGCAATATTTATAAATATTTTCATTATATATATTGAAATAATCTTTAATATTATTCTGAATAAATCCTGACATTTTATTGATTAAATTATCTTTTGATACGTAATAATCAGTTGCTGCGATTTTTCCATTAATATCTAAATGTAAATCTTTGCGAGGTATTTTATTATTTATTCCGACTCCTGTTTCTGTAATAGAAAGCATAGGATCATATAAAGGGGTGACTTGCAAATTTTCAATATTATATGAAGGATAAAAATATATATTATTCTTTTTATTTGGAATTTTATTTGTATTAACAATTAAACTTTTATCATTTATATCAATTAACCCAGTATATGATACTCTGCCTATTTTTGCATCTACACCTTCCTCAGTATTTAAAACAACTTCAAAAAGATTAGAAGATTTATAATTTTTATTAATATTTAACATACCAGTTAATGACCCATTCGGATTACCAACACTTAATCTATTGGGGCAACTTAAATTATTATTAAAATCTAAATTGACTAAATTACTATTAATATAAGTAAAGAAATAGTTACTCCCATTCTGTGTGCTGCTACTAGTATATCCTTTTGTAGCATCCCCTATATCTATTGGGGTAATTCGTCTACTGCCTATAAATATGTCAGATTCTACTCTTAATGTATCAATCAATATACCATTAGGATTTATAAATTTTGTATTACCTATAAAGGTTGCATTATTTTCTACAGTAATACTGGTTGTTGTTATGTTTGATGAACGTAATTCTAAAGAGTTAACTATATTTTCTGTAGTTAATTTTTTTGCAGATATATTATTATTAAATATATAATTTAAACCACTAAATGTTCCGTCGCCTATTTGTGAAGGTTTGATATTACCTAAACCGATATCGCTTGTGCGAATATATATGTCATCAATATGTTTATAACCATTTCCGGTTGCGTCTCTAATTAATATATCATCAAATATAGATATTCCTTTAACATCTAACTTACATTTTTGCAACGTATACTCTTTTTTAATGAGCACGCCACTATTTAATTCAGGTTTTTTATAAGTTACAGATTCGCTCTTATTTTTTGCTATACATACAGTTCCATATGAATCAATTGCCATAGCAGGGTATTGCGTGTCATCAGAATATGTAGGAAATGAATTTCTATTATATGATGCATCAATAATAGATGCATCTTTGCTTACATGAAATTCCAAAGGCATCCCTACAGTTGTAGAAATAACAGCGGGTGATTCATAATGACTTCCAATAATACCAATTGATAATTTAGATAATTTAGAAATATTTGTATCTGAAGACGCGCTATTTTGAATAGCCAAATGAATATTTTCAAAACGATTATTTGGTAATGAATTAATATGTAATGGATGTTGATTATTATATGTATCAACTCTTCCTCCTAAAGTTATATAATTTGGTGAATATATATTATTTACAGGATAACTAATATCTCTTTTATTAGTAAACTTTGTTGATACACCTACTTTGAATGGTTGTGAATTTGTATTATCATTTATTGTTTTTATCATATTCACGACTAAGTTACTATTTATATCACCTTTAATCGTAATATTGCTAAACTGAATACCCCCTACCGCATTAATAATACCATCGCAGTAAATATTTTTACTAACATACAGGGAAGTATCCTCATCACTATGTTTTGACAATTCGTCTCGATTTGTATTAATTGCGACACCACGATGATTAACATATAAATTATGTTTTGTAAACATTTGCAAATTTGAATAACCACCATTAGGATTCCCTTGACTGTCGCCAACAACTAGATATTCATAGTCACTCAAATTTAATATATTGACATTACTATATGACTTAATACCAATACCTAATGAATCAATTTTAATTATAGGTTCGGTTCCATGAATAATAAAATCTGTCATTATATATATAATACTATTTTATTCTAATTAAAAGAAATAAACAAATAATATTTATATAATAAAATGATATAATGAAAAAATGATATAATATAATACTATATTATTTATATAATAAATGAAACGCATTCAAGGGATACATAACAAAACAAAAGACGTTGAGATTATTAATCAACCATATAATAATCTCAACGTCCTTCTCCAAACTAGAGACTTGCAAAATATATTTAATAATAATGGGTTAAATAATATTAAATTTAAAAATATAGATTTATATCGCGTAGCATTTGTTCATAAATCATATTGCACTATGAAAAATATTGATTTTGATAAAAGTAATATTAATTGCCCTACAGACTGTTTACCACTTCAGGATATGTCTTATGAACGTCTTGAATTTCTTGGGGATTCTCTTATAGGAATGATAGTTGCTAATTATTTATATAATAGATTCCCGGACCAAAATGAAGGATTTCTATCAAAAATCAGAACAAAAATAGTTAATGGTCGGATGTTAGGGTATTTATCAGATAAGATAGGATTTCCTAAATTTGCTATAATATCTAAGCAAGTAGAGGAAACAGGAGGAAGAGATAATTTTAAAATTATGGAAGATATTTTTGAAGCATTTATTGGAGCATTATTTCTAGATTTTCAAACAGAGTATGACAAAGTTCAACTTCCTAATAATATTAATATATCACCTTTTACTGGAGCGGGATATTTCATAGTTGAAAGTTTTATTATTTATATTATAGAGAATTATATTGACTTCTGCGAATTAATAAGAATTAAGAATAATTACAAAGATATGTTAGTATCGTATATGATGCATAATCTTCAAGATGTACCAAAATTTTACGAAGTTAAAATATTAATGAAAGATAACATGCGTATTTTTACATATTGTATAAAAGACCGGAATAATGCAATAATTGCAACATCAACAGGAAGTAATAAAAAGGAAGCAGAAAATAATACAGCAAAGGAAGCGTTGTTATATTACAACGTAGATATATACGAATATAATTCAAATATATAAAGATATTATAGTATCAAAATATAAATATTTATAAATATTTAATGGATAAATTAAATATCACACATCTTGTATTATCAGGAGGTGGTATGAAAGGTGTAATATTTATAGGTGCATTAAGATATATGTATATTGAAAATTTACATAAAAATATTACACATATCGCAGCGAATTCTATTGGTTCATTCGTAGCGTTGTTTATTGCATTTAAACTTACTATAGAGGAAATAGAGAAGATTATTTATGATTCAAAAGATGATAAGAATTTATGCTATATACCTACTAAAAATTATTATAAAATTATATCAAATTTAGGATTATGTTCAATTTCAAATTTTATGGAACATTTTAAAAAAATAATACGCGTTAAATATCCAGATATTAATGAAGGTCTTACATTCAAAGAGGTATCAAAAAGGTTTGGTATTAATTTATATTTTTCAACAACAAATATAAATAGATGTGAAAATCGTATTTTTTCTATAGATGATACCCCAGATATCTCTATATTTACTGCTTGCGAAGCATCCATGTCAATTCCATTAATATTTAACCCGATTGCTATTGATGGTGAATATTATTACGATGGTGCATTTTCAAATAATTTTCCTATTAAACTTTTTTCGCATGTTCCAAAAGAAAATATTATTGGAATGGTGATATATAAGGAAAAAAATAACTATGAACCTTGCAATAAAAAGATAAATATATTTTTCTTACTAAGACAAATTTGTAGGATGTTTGAGAAGTTGAGAATTAATCAAGTTACAGGGAATGAAATAAAAATAGAAGATAGAGATTATTATTTTATACCAAAAGATATTAGTATGCAAAATTCGATGAATATAGTTGTTAATAGGAAAGGTGTTAAATTAGAATTATCCGCAGAACAAATTAATGAAATGATATTATATGGTTTTACTAGTATGACAGAGTATATCGATAAAAGGAAAGAATTACTATATAATAAAAATAAAACAAGATTGCAAGATAATGAAGAGTTATATATTTAATTTTGTGAATAATAGATACTGATACTTAATAAAATGTCATAGTCCATAAATGGTAATGTTATTCCCAAAGTTAATTGGTTTCCAGCCAACAAAATCAATCCATCTTTCCCTTCTTCCTTTGCCTTTAATTCCCAGTTTTGGATTTCTTCTTTGATGTCTTTTAATTTGTATTCTTTTTTAGAATTGACTATTTTTATTTCGTAGTGTTTTACACCTTTGGACATTTAAAATGCCGATTTAACAGCAAAATAAATATCTAAAAGTAGTAAATTTGGTTATTACATAGCGTGGACTATGTATGAATTCTCGTAAATATGTAGGGTCTTCTTCATATATAAGGTATATTGTGATATTGGTGCATATTATTTATAGAAGGATACTGTTGAAATTGCCCATAATTATTTCTTTGAATGGTTGGAAACCGTTATTATCTATAATTTTTTATCGGATATGCTATTAGATTTTTTCTTTCTGCGCGATTAAGATATTCAAACATTATTTTATCCATAATACTATTTATATATAATATATACATAATATATAGTATTATATAATGAATAATACACCATATATATTCCTATTAGATTTAGATGGAACAATAATAGGTGATTGTAGTTATCAGTGTGATATTTATAATATACAAGAAATAATTAAGAAAAATATAGTATTAAAAAATACTAATATTAATTCAATTGAGTTATCAAAATATAAATTGTTATGCGATAAAATGCTTGATAATTGCTATAATTTACAATCTAAATTACTAAGACCTAACTTTGCACGATTTATGTCAGAAATGAAAAAACTATTTCCTAATAGTTTTTTTTTCATCTACACCGCTTCTGAGAAGACATGGGCAAATAAAGAAATTTTAATTATAGAAAAACAAAATAATATTAAATTTAATAGACCAATATTTACAAGGGATAATTGCTTGAAAGACAATAATGGCAATATTAAGAAATCTGTAATAAAAATATTACCGCAATTATTAAAATCAATCAAGATGCCGAAGACGCATTCTATAGTTAATAATATAATGATTATAGATAATAACCCCACATTTGTAGATTATACAGATAATTTATTAATTTGTCCCACCTATGATTACCTGAAGTTTCATAATTTATGGGAGAATATACCTCATGAATATGCAAAAATATCTGAACTTAAGCATTTTGTATCAAAATTAATAATGACTAAAAAAATGTATATTAAAAATAATCCTTCTAATACTATAATATTAGAAAAATTACATAAATGGTTATATAGAAAGTATAAAAAAATAAATAAATATAATAGCAAATATGACAACGATACCTTTTGGTTAAATCTTGCTACTTTAATAAAACATCATAATATTACCACATTTAATAAGAAAAATATCCATATGTTACATAAAAGTTTATAAGTAATTAGTATAAATACTATTATATAAATAGAACAATTAAATAATATATATAAATGATATATATTAGTTTTGATATTGGTATTAAAAATCTCGCTTTGTGTATTTTAAAAAAAACTGAGAGTGAAATAAAGATATTAGATTGGCGAATATTATCTTTAGCAGATAAGAAGAAAGATATTAAAGGTATAGATGATATATCAGAGAGAATATATATGGAACTAGATAATATAATAGGTAATTTAAAAGAATTAGGAATTGATGAAATAGATTATGTATTAATTGAAAATCAACCTTCTAATTTAAATGGTATTATGAAAACAATCCAATATATAATTTATTGTTATTTCAGTCTATTAAAATATTGGGACAAAATTATTGATAATGTTGTTCTTGTTAATGCATCTCTTAAAACCAAAACGCACGACTACAAACCGGATATACAAGTTAAGATGGATGAAACGCAAAAGACTAAAAATGTCAAAGGGTTTAGGCGCGATAAATATAAGATGAATAAGCAGACTAGTATAGAAATATGTAAAAATTATATTAAAGATGATGCGTATCTATGTGATATATTTGATAATAATAAGAAAAAAGATGATTTATCCGACGCTTGTTTACAGGCTGTAGCATATATTAGACAAGGTGCTAGTGATATGCAGAAAGACAATTATAATAAATTAACTTTTATGCAACAATAATAATATATGAAAATAAAGATTATTTTATTATATATATATAGAAGATACTATAAATGGCTGCTAGTTGTGGGATGAGTCAAGATGGAGGAGCTAAAAAACGCAAATTATCACCTTACAATAAGTTTGTAAAAAAGATGTTCAAAGAACTTCAAAAGGAACACCCAACAGAAGATGCGCCTAAAATCATGAAACGGATTGGTGTTGAATGGCAAAAAGTAAAAAAATAAAGTAGATAGAAAATATCTATTTAGTAGAAGCACGTGATGCAGATGATGAAGAAGGAACCTTATTAACCTTTTTTTTTGGCAATACATCAAATTTTTTTTTATTTGATACTTTAACTTTTGATACTTTAACTTTTGATACTTTAACTTTTGATACTTTAACTTTTGATACTTTAACTTTTGATACTTTAACTTTTGATACTTTAACTTTTGATACTTTAACTTTGCTATAATGAGAGCAATAGAGTATTGTGCTATTTAAATTATCTATATATGTGTCGTTTCTTAAATAACCTTCTATTTTTTTACTAACCCCTTCTTTATATTCTATATTTAATTTAAAATAATTCATAACTTTATCATTAAGTTCTTTATATATTATGTTATCAAGAGTTATAACCTTATCTGGTAATATTTTGAATTTTTTATTCAAAACTTTTTTACTGTCAAAATATTCTGCTTTCTTTTTTCCTTTATTTGGAGAATTTGCACCTCCGTGATAATCCATACCTGCTTCTACATCTTCATTTTCGACTTCCCATAATTCATCATAACTTTCAATCTGTTCAGGTAGAATAGAATTTAATGCTAACCATTTAGTTAATTGTTTAGTTCCTTCCAAATTATCTGACCTTCTTTGTACAGTGGCTGCATTCATTCCCCACCATTCAAATCCATCTAACATAGATACAGTTCGGTCAATCCACCATTTAGGAGGTGGATTATTCCATTCTTTGGGATCTCTGTATTTTTTAAAGAATGATTCCCATACTGCCTCGCTAGGTAATAATATATTTGGAATATAATCCCAATCATCGTGACTAATGTAATAATTATCCGCTGGTTTAGCAAATTGGTAAACTCCATTAAAAGGAAGTGGAAATTTTAGTACTTTTTTAATATTGCTACTATAATTATATGGTTGTTCATATCCTAAAGGATAATTTTTGTTATATATTCTCATGTATGCTATTAATCTGCGAATGTAATTTCTAACAAATAACCTTAACCCTTCATCATATTTTTTTAAATAATTCATACCATTCCCAGATATTACCCCTAAAAACTCTTGCTTACGTAACCATATGCCAATATACCAAGAATGTGTCGCTTTATTGTGATATGAGAAATCAATTTGAGTTGTATTTCCGGAACTATCACCAGTCATATACTGCATGAATATTTCAGGATAAACTGCTAATTCTAAGATAGTTGCAATTTTTCTATAAAATTCTATTAATGAATTTATTGATGTGCTTTTATGGTAATCCGCCATTCTTAATACTGCATCGCCAATATATGAAAGTAATAAATTTAATTTTGTGCAATTATTAATTTTATTTGTTCCATCTTTAAATTGCTTAAATAAAGCATCATATAATCCAATATTAAAATTTAAAGTTCCCTGGTTATCAAATTCATTATCAAATCCACCTGCTTCAATCCCAACCTTATAGAAATCGGATACACTTAAATGACTATGAGCAGGTAATTTTTTTAAACAAACACTCATATTTTTTCCAATATAGTCAAAATATTCACAAAAAAATATAATCCAATCTTGGCTATTTATAGGAAATTTTAATTCTTCATCTCTGTTTATTGCAATCTTCTGTTTTTGTTTATCAGTTAAGTCTGTTTGTAAGTTTTCCAAGTTATATTCTATTTCTTTATCTATTGCATCTTCACGTTGCTTTGCTTCTCTAGCTGCTTTATCCTGAATGCGAGAACTTTTTCTAGTTGACATATTTACGGTTATTATCTATTAGTATAAGTAGATATTATTTAAATATGGTTGCTAAATATGTTAAGCCGTCTAATAATAATTACACAATTTATAGTATTTCAAAATGTAAATATTGTGATATGGCAAAAGATCATATAAAAAATAAATCTGTAAAATGCACTTATATATGCTGTAACAAATTTATTGAAACTTGTAGAGAGAGAGATAAATTTTATGGTTTTATTAAGCAATATACAAAAATACCATATTTCTATTTTCCGATGATATTTAAGAATGGAAAATTTATAGGAGGACTAAAGGAATTATTACATATGAAAAATATATAAAAGAGATAATATATAAGATATTAAAGATAAATGATTGCAGTTGATGGAATTATTCTTGTAATAAGTTGTCAGAAGCATTTACAAACCAGATTAAAAGAGATTAATCTTAAAGAATATTATGGAAATTGGAAAGTCATTAATGTGATAGGTGATTTGTTTTTAGATTGCGACTATAAACTTGAAGGAAACTTAATGACTATTAAGTGCGAAGATTCGTATCTTCATTTATTAAAAAAATTAGTATTATCATTTAAATATCTTTATGAAATCTTTGATATTAAGGAAGGTATTTTAAAATGTAATGATGATTTAATATTTAATGAAAATAGTTTGGAGAGCTTTTTAAAATCACCAAAAAAACACAAAATTAATGATAGTGAATATATTGATATTGATTATATTGGTAGAACAAATTATGGAATTGAATCTAGTGGAACGTCTGGAATGATTATGGAATATTATCAAAATCACCCTGAAGATTTTAATAATCCTCTACATAATCTAAAAGAGGTTGATATTGCCAAATTTTCAAAAATTGTGCAGATAAATATAAGATTTGTATTTGGACCATTAACATATTTTTCAAATAAATCTTGTAAAATATTAATAAATCATATGACGAATATTAATTATAATATTCATCATTTTGATGAGAAAACAAAAACATATCCTTATGCAATTGAAGATTATTCAATAGGATATATATTACATTCTAATAATATTGGATTATTCCATTCAAATTATTGGTATAATGATCTAGATAATTTAAGTTTAACAGAAGAAGATAAAAATAAATATATTGCACTTCATACCAATAAATACAAATAAATTACAAGTTTTTAATCATATATGTATCAATTAAATTATATCCTAGTTTTTTATAGTATTCTCTTACTCCTGTTCCGCTAATTATAGCCATTTTTTTATAACCGTTTTCAATAGCAATCTCCTCTGCTCTTGCAATAAGTTTTTTTCCAAATCCTTTGTGTTGCATAGAACCTTCTATATTATTTCCAACGCTATTCAGATTGGAATATACATGCAATTCTCTTATTAAAGCACATCCTTTAATGCAATCTAATAAGTTTTTATTTTCTTCTTTATTTAATCTAAGTCGCAAGAATCCAATTAAATAATTTTTTTCACAATCAGTATCAAAACTAATGTGATATTCATCGCTATCTGATGCTTTATACATTTCAATATTTATTTTAATATTATCAATAACTACTTTATTTCCTTTAATTTCCCGACATCTAATGCATTTACAATCCCATTTATTTAGTTTCATATCATCCTGTAGAAGTTGCCTCATATTTACAAACTTTTTTGAATAACCTCCTTCTATATAATGCCCTGGAATATCTCGAATTATACGATTAAGTCGCTTGTATTTTTGAACATTTATTTTAAAATCTTTTATAAGTTCATATAACAGCATATCATCGTAAGGAACATAAGTTCCTTCGTCAAACCATTTCTTTATTTTAGTATATGGAACTATTGCAGTTGGGTATATTTTATATTGATCTACTTGTATCCTTTGGTCATATAAAATTTCATCAAGCATCTTTTTATCAATATCGTAAGATGAACCTGGTAAATTAGGCATTATATGTATATCAACCTTAAAACAATTATTTTTAAGAAGTTTGATTGCTTCATAAGCGCATTCAATAGTATGACCTCTATTTATTTTTTTTAAAACATCATTATTTGTATGCTGAACACCTAATTGTATACGTGTGCAATTATAACGTCGAAAGTTAGAAATTTCAGATATATTAATAGTATCAGGTCGTGTTTCTAGAGTTAATCCAATAATATGAATTTTTGATGTTTCATTTATTTCTATCTCTTCTTCTAAGGTTTTCTTAGAACGTTTTGGTTCATTATCAAAATAAATATTTGCTGAATAATACATATCTGTTATAAAAGTGTCTTGATAATTACGTGGATATTCACTCCATGTTCCGCCTAAAACGATAACTTCCAACTTATCTGGAATATGTCCCATATTAATAAGACTTGATATGCGCGAGTTCATTTGCTTTTTTGGGTCAAAGCCATTAGCATTTGCACGTAATACTGCAGGTTCTGAATATAAATAACTTCTAGGTTGTGCAACCCAATTATTACCTTCGTGTGCAGGTTCATTTGGACAATAAGCACAATCATGTTTGCATGAAAAACGAGCAGTTTTAACTTCGCCATCTTCGTCAATATATTTAGGATGCGCTGATGTTAAAATAGTGATTACAAGAACACCTGAATTTGATTTGCACTTTTTTTTAGTTATTAGATTTCGTAACTGTTGATTATCCAAATTCAGGTATTTATATATTTTAATAAATTCTGAATTTGAAATAGTATACTTATATTTTTTTTGAATATTCTTTTTAAACTTATCAATATCACCTATCGTATGAAAATTATCAATATTATTTTCAAATTCATTAGCGATACTTTCCATTAAAGAGTTAAATATTCCGTTTTCTTTATATTCTTTATGGTCATTCTTATGAATGTCTTCTATATCTGTTGTTAATACTTGAGGTTCAGATATAGAATATGAAAATAAATTATTAAATGTTTTAATAATATTCATATTTATGTGAATATTATTTATAAGTATCTTAAATCATTTTTTTATAATAAATTTGTTCTAAATTAATATTTAAAATATAAAAATTGATTTTAACTTATTTTAATGTATAAACAAGAACAAGAACAAGAACAAGAACAAGAACAAGAACAAGAACAAGAACAAGAACAAGAACAAGAACAAGAACAAGAACAAGAACAAGAACAAGAACAAGAACAAGAACAAGAACAAGAACAAGAATAATGTTTAATTTTCCCTATCATTACGTAACCCCTGCACTCCTACATGATAAGATATACGGCGAATATGATATTTATTATTATTCTATGCGTATTCTGAGCAATCATTTATCTAATTTAGAAATATATCAAGGAATATGTAAGATTGACCTAGATAATGCAGATGATTATTATAAATTAGGAATTAATATTGAATATAGAATTATCACAACTAAAAATGAATTACCGAATGAAAATGTAGTATTTAAGTTAATTAAAAGTCTTAATAAAGAGCATTTCTTTAAGTTTATTAAAACTTATTGTAAAAATAATGATATTTCTTACACTACTAATCTTAACGATATTAATATGAGAAAATTCCTAGCATATGCTTGTATTGAACTTATTACTATATATAAAAATGATATGATTAATGGGTGGACTGGTAATAAATGGGAAAAGGTAGAAAACCCTTTGTGTAAAACATATAAATATGGTTGATATAATTGCATTACTATATCTAAGCAAATATACTGCAAAACGCCATAGTATAATATAAAAAATTAAGGTAACAAATAAGGTAATATAATTTAATATTAAACAAAATATTTATATATATTTTTTATATTCAGCGAAATATATATATGTTTATTCAATTTACTTTGTAATGAAACTTTGTATTGGGGAAATCATCGTAAAATGATTCCTTATCTAAGAAATCTATCTTATTAAAGGTGCAATTTAGGTTATTTTGCTCATTTATTTTTATACAACAAAGATTAATACTTTTTAGCAAATCTTTCATATCTTTATTAAGTTCTTTCATTATATTATAAATATAATCAATAAAATATTTATAATCATTTTTTATATAAATTTACAAATATTATTTAATATTAAAAAGTAATCGCATATTTTTTTCAAATTTTTTTCGCAAAATAATTTCATCTTTAGATATAATTCGTTTTTTTAATTTTTCAAAGTAATATTTTAGCAATAAAAACATTTTTATATTGTTTTTTTTATATAAATACATCATTTTTTTATATAAATTATAATTAATTATAATTAAAATACGGCGGGATATCTTCGTATATTACCATTACATCAGGTGGTAATTCTTTAATATTATATTCATTTACCCAGTTAGCTATAGTTTGAGTATTAAATAAATATTCTTCATCGTCGTCTGTGTATAAATTAATCATATTATATCTATACATTTTTTGTAAATACGCAAACATTATTCTGTATTATGTAATTATTATAATATTATAATAACTACTATAACATTTATATATTTAATGTTCTAGTATTTTTTCTAGGTCTTCCAACACCTCTTAATATTTTAATGTCAGCTGCATCTTCGATGATAGAGGTTATTTCTTCATCACTAACAGATAATGTTTCAATATTATTTTCATAATTATCTATAGATATATTATTATGAACATTATTAATAATATTTTCAATATCGTTTGTTGGTTTTTGTCTTAACTCAGTTATATTAGGTTGATGCCTATTTGCATTATTAGTAGGGGCTGACATAGTCGGTTGCATCGACATATTTGACATAGGTGAGTTTAATGAACTAAACAAACTACTTACCATATTAAATAACCCACCGCTATCGTTTCCATTATTAGTGTTAATATTGGCATAATTATTTATAGGTATATTTAGCGGAGGAGATGAAGAAGAATAATTATTACCCATCATATACTGTTTTGCGGCTGCATGTTGAAACTGTTTCATTAATTCAGGGTCAGATTTTAGAACATTCTCAACATTTGGCATAGGTTGTTCCTTAAACATTCTGCTTGTTAGATTGAACATAAACGCACTACCAGATAAAGATATAAATAATCTTAATTCAGGTGCCATTTTTTTACCGGTCGCCTTATATTTATAATGTAACTCTTCAAAAATATCATCGTAATCATTAATATTCTCATTAACCTGTTCAGACCACCCATCTAATTTTATAGTAAATGGGTCGTATCTGCTATTCATATACTCAGTTCCAGAAATAAACGCCATTAACATTTTTTGCTGAAATCTTATACTTCCGTCAAGTTCTTTTTCCCGTATTAAACGATTATATTCTGTTCGCATTTCTTCTATGTCAGAATTCATATTAAACTTGAATGGTATTTTAAAACCCTTGGACTCTAACCTGTCTAATTGATAAATAATTTCTCTTTTCTCATTCTGTTCATTCAAAATTATTTCCTTAGCGCTTAAATGTCTATTTCTTGTTCCTTTCTTACTATATTCATCATCATCTTCATCACCCTCTTCATTGTTATCTTCTTCATCATCGTCTCCATCTTCTTCATCTTCTTCATCTTCTTCATCTTCTTCATCTTCGTCATCTTCATCGTCGTCTTCGTCATATTTACCTTTTGTATTCTTAGAATATTGATTGTTTTTATTTGAAGAATTATGAGTAGTATTAGACTTTTTTTTGTTAATACTGCTCGCTATACTGCTATTATCACTTTCTTCGTTATATTTTGATTTTTTAGACACACTTTTATTTTTATATATATTTTTCATATTTTTCATATAAGCAGACTTGTCATAATCACCATTAACTGAACTAGCCCTCGATGAAGAACGCGAAGACATCGAAATTACATCGTCGCTTATCTTATTTCTATTGAATAAGGTATCATCATTCATAAAATTATTTTGTGTAACTCTTTGTTGCTTATGTGGTATATTAAAACCCATTTGTTTATTATTAAATGTATCTCTATTTAATTCAATTAAATCGTCATTTATATTATTGAGATTTAATGTTGTCATATTATATATTTAATTGAATATCAATTGTTTATATAATATTAATAATATTTATATGTATATAAATACGCGCATAATAAGAAAGGATAACATTTATTAAAAAAACATATAAAAAAGACAGCATATATATATTAAATATGAAAATTATATTTTTTGGAAGCAGAGGTTGGATAGGAAAGCAATTTGGAGATTATTTAAATAATAATGGCATTACCTATATCGACACTGATGTACGCGCAGATGATGAATCTGCAGTAGAAGCAGAAATTAAATTATATTCACCAACGCATATTATATCATTTATTGGAAGAACGCATGGAGAGGAATATAATACTATTGATTATCTTGAACTGCCAGGAAAACTGACTGATAATATTAGAGATAATTTGTATTCCCCATTAATACTTTCAATCTTATGTGAAAAATATAATATTCACTATACATATTTGGGGACAGGTTGTATATTTAGTAGTGATGACCCAACAAAGACATATATAGATGATGATGAAAAACCAAATTTTTTTGGTTCATCTTATTCTATTGTCAAAGGATTTACAGACAGACTTCAGCATATGTATTCCAAAAATACACTAAACCTGCGTATTCGCATGCCAATCGTTAATTATGAACACCATAGAAATTTTCTAAGTAAAATTTTTAAATATGAAAAAATTTGCTCTATGCCTAACTCTATGACCGTATTAGAAGATATGTTTCCAGTAATAATGGATATGATTATTAAAAAAACTACAGGAACTTTCAATTTAGTTAACAAAGGGCTCATTACACACGATGAGATTTTAGCGATGTATAAGGATAATATAGATAACACGTTTACTTGGGAAAACTTTAGCATAGAAGAGCAAGATGCTATATTATTGTCAAAACGCTCAAATATACAATTGTCAACAGATAAGCTATACATGCTATATCCGGATATTCATGATATTAAAACATCTGTTGAAAAATGTATTATAGAATATCATTAAATAAATATGGAAAATTACAAAATATTATATTTATATTAAGTAGAAGATGGCAACCTATTTAAAATGTGGAACTGTAAAAATAAATAACGCAAATAAAATGATATATATGAAGGATGGAAATCTTTATGTAAAATGCAAAGGTAAAATGATGAATATTGCAAGATATATTCATTCACTTGTGCATAAAAAATAAATAAATCATATAAATAAAAAAATGATATATTCAATTATATAATTATTTTTATAACATATTATTAAATATGGTTAAATATGTATGCGATATTTGTAAAGAAGAATTTACAAAAAAATTAACATATAATACGCATATTAAAAAATGTAAGATAGTTTTGGAAGAAGACACAGGCGAAGTAATAGAAGATACTAGCGATTTTCTGAATGAAACATTAGAAGATTTTATTACTGATGATGTAAAATTATATTTTGGCGACTGTATTGAAAAAATGTCATTAATTCAAGATAATAGCGTTGATTTAATATTATGTGACCTTCCTTATGGAACTACAAAATGTAAATGGGATACAATTATTAATTTAGATTTATTATGGAAACAATATAAAAGGATTATTAAAAAACCACAAGGAGTAATTTTATTATTTGGTCAGCAACCATTCACGAGCATGCTTGTATCATCAAATTACGAATGGTTTAAATATAATATTATATGGAAAAAGAATAAAACTACGCAATATTTATTAGCAAATTATAGACCTATGAAATGCACAGAAGATATTTGTGTATTTTCAAAAGGTGGTGCAGCAGCCGCTTCCATAAAAACAGGGAATATGACATATAATCCACAAGGTTTAAAATCGGTAAATATAAAAAAGCAAAATAGTGAAAAGCGTATTGGTAAAATGCTAAATCAATTGCATCATTTAGGAGCAAATAATAAATTAACATCAGATGCTGAATATACGCAAAAATATACAAATTATCCTATAGAACTTATTGAATTTGATATAGAAAATAACACAATCCACGAAACACAAAAACCAGTAAAACTGATTGAATATTTAATTAGAACATATTCTAATGAAGGAGATACAGTTTTAGATAATACGATGGGTTCTGGAACTACTGGCGTTGGATGCATAAATACAAAAAGAAAATTTATAGGAATAGAACTTACAGATAAATATTATAAATTATCAAAAAATAGAATAAATAACACTAAACCACAATCTCAAGAACAATCTGATGATATTATACAAACTTAACTTATAGTTGCTTCTCTATATATAACATCCCTTCATCATTCTGCTTTATTATCGAAGGTTCATTTATTAATAAATAATTTAAGACGGTAATTAGACCTTCGACATTATCACCAAGAACTCCTAAACTACGATTGCAAGAATTACAGCAATATCCTCTAAATTTATTTTTTTTATGACAATGATCAAATACTAATTTATTTTTTTCATCTTGTATTTTATTACATATATTACATTTCGAACCTTCAGGTGCGGTATAAGAGATACCTTCAGTTTCTGCAATATTTTTAGCGATAGTTTTGCCCTTATTTACTTTATTGGTGCATTCATAACATTCCGGGCGTCTTAACCTAAAACCATTTTTATCAAAAGCATCAGTTCCCGAAGTATTGCCATTAAACTCTGTAAGTTGTTTACTTATTTTACATTTTGAACATTCTTTATATTTTGTAAACGCATCATCATATTCTTCCTCAGGTGAGCTAAAATATGCTTTATTTTTCTGTCTTTTATAGTTGTTTAATTCTTTTTCGCTGAAAGTTTTTCTAGACATTACTATGTGTTATTTAGTAATGTCTAACGCGACTAATCATTTTTTTTAAAATTTTACTTATTATAATACAAATTTATTATATACTAATAATCTTATCAAACTTCTCAATATAGTTATCGATTGAACCATTATTAATTAAAATAATGTCATATGGAATACTTGCATATTCTAACTCTGAAATATGGGAACTTTCATTATCTGTTGTATTGGCATTAGAATTACTTGAATAAGGTCGTATAACTCTAATAATTACTATATCTTCTTTTCGTATTTTTGAAATAGTATATAACATTTCAAATTCATGAATAAATCGAAGGTCACTAATAACAAACTTTTGCCCTTCATTATCATTTAATCTATCTTTTATATAATTCTTCAAAGTATTTGCAAAGAAGTTTTTTTTTATATTTGGTAATATTTCTTGTATTTTCTCTTGCATTATTTCTGTTCCAATAAATTGTAATGCGGTTCTTGGTGTAATCCCCCATTTTTCATCAACAATATCTTTTCTACCAGTTCCCATATCTTTGCCAATTCCAACTTGGTCATCATCAAAATTAAATAATCCTTTAACCGCAACTTTTAAAGGGTCCGCGAAAGACACCCTTTCATAATTATATTTGCTGACTAGATGCTTTGCTAATACATCTTTGCCACCCCTCTTAGCCCCGCAAATAGCAATAATCTTTGGCATTTTATTTGGGTTTGGCATATTTGTAGACATATTATAATATATTATAAGTATTATATTATCATTTTTTTATATAAAATAATATCATTTAAAAATAAAAAATTGATATTTAAGAATTATTTATTAATTAAATACAAATAATAATGTTTTCTAACCTTTGCTGGGATATTCTTGACATTTATTTTCAAAAGGGGGGGTCTCCTGAATCATCTAATCAGTTAGTAAAGCATCAAATTGATAGTTATAATAAGTTTATTGACAATACGCTGGGACAAATTATTGGAGGTTTTAATCCTATCAAGGTTAAAATTACTAATCAAAAACCAGAACTGCCTGACAATACTTATAATATATCTATTAATATTCTTCAACCAAGTATTGTAAAACCAAATTATCAACTTCCTGATGGAACCCAAAATATCATGACACCATATATTGCGCGTATGAATAATATGACATATTCGAGTGGTATATATGTTAATGTTCATATTTCCACAGAAATTACAAACAAAAATGGAATGACTGAAAAGTTTGATAAAACAGTAAATGGTGTATACATCGGTAAAATCCCTATTATGGTTCGCTCTAAATTATGTGTTCTTAGTCAGATGCAAGGGATATGTGAGGAAAATAAAAATGAATGCATTTATGATTTTGGCGGTTATTTTATTGTTAATGGGAATGAAAAGGTTTTAATTTCACAAGACCGTATCAACGAAAACAAGGTCCTCGTTTTTCATCCTAATAATAATGCGGAAGGTTTATATGCAGAAATTCGCTCTATGTGTGATTCTACATATCTACCTCCAAAAACGACTTGCTTAAATATGAGTGGTAAATTAAATCATATGGGGCGCATTATTCGCATAAATACATCATTTATTCGGTCGGAGATTCCTATATTTGTAATATTTCGCGCTCTTGGGATTATTAGCGACAGAGAGATTATTACTCATATTGTATACGATACTGATAAAGAGAAAAATCAACGTATTATTAACGAACTTATGGCTTGTTGTGAAGATGCATGTGATATTAAAACACAGGAGCAAGCAGAGAATACGCTAATTAAGATTATGATTGGAGTTAATAAGAATAATGACCACGAAACTAATAAAAAGCAACTTCATAATAATCTTCTTAACGATTTTCTTCCTCATGTTGGTAAATCTTATAGACGTAAAGCGCTTTATGTTGGTTATATCATTCGCAAAATGATACGTATCTATTTGGGTTATGATACATATGATAATCGCGATTCTTATATTAACAAACGCGTAGATACTCCAGGTGTATTAATGAGTAATTTATTCAGACAGTGCTATGGTAAAATGACAAAAGAACTAAAGATTGCAATTGAAAAAGAACTTAATTTATGGCGCGGAAATGCTAATATCCCCATATCTAATATCATTTCTGATATAAGTATTCACAGATTTTTCAAGCAATCCCTATTGGAATCATGGATTAAATATTCGCTTTCTACGGGAAACTGGGGCATCAAAAGCATAGGAACATTTCAAAACATTAAGCAAGGAGTATCTCAGGTTCTTAATCGTATGTCTTATGCTAGCACATTATCACATTTAAGACGCATTAATACTGCTATGGAAAAGAATGGTAAACTTGTGCAACCGCGTAAATTAGACAATTCACAGATTGGTATGATATGTCCTGCGGAAACACCAGAAGGAAGTTCTGTTGGTTTAGTTAAAAATATGGCACTTAGCACAAATATCTCAATCGCGATGAATAGTACACATATTCGTAGAATTTTGGTAAATTTAGGCGTTATCATTTATGATGATTCGTATGATATGACAAATCCTGAAAAATCACCTATTGAATATTTGAAGAATATGGGAAGTGAGGACAACGTATATATTATGGTTAATGGTGATATTATTGGTTATTATACTAATCCTGATAAATTATATTCTAATTTGAAGCATTACAAGCGTAGCGGTATTATTAGTCCAACAACTTCAATTGTTTGGAATATACAAAAGTCATGCATAATTGTTAGCACAGAAGCAGGAAGAATGTATATACCGCAATATATTGTAGATATTGACCCTGAAACTAATAAGCGTGTGCTTCGGATTGAAAGAATATTAAAAAGGAAAAATATTAGTTGGGAAGAATATATTGCAGATAAACATTTCAATTATTTCATAGTTCCTAATGAAGTCTCTAAAAATCAAGATGACCCAGAATCTTATTTAGACGAAGAAGGATTTATTGAATATATGGATTGTGAAGAAATAAATAATGCGATGATAGCAACTTTTCCTGAAGATTTGAATGAGGGTATTAAAGGAACTGCGTTACCTCCATTTTATACACACTGCGAACTTCATCCAAGTTTAATGAATGGAATTCTAGGGGTCAATATTCCATTCAGCGACCATAATCAATCGCCTAGAAATTGCTATCAATGTGCGATGGGTAAGCAAGCATTAGGAGTATATATGAGTAATTTTAACAAGCGCATAGATACGATGGGTAATATTTTGAATTATCCTCAAAAATCTCTAGTATATACTAAACTATCTAAATATACGATGGCGCATAAATTACCATCAGGTGTAAATGCGATTGTAGCAATTATGACACATACTGGTTTTAATCAAGAAGACAGTATTATGGTTAATCAATCGGCGCTTGATAGAGGACTATTTACAAGCACATATTATAAAGCGATGCGAGATGTATGTAATAAAAATCATAGCACAGGTGAAGAGGAAATATTTACAAATCCCACTAATATTTCCTCACAAAAACCTTATTCATATGAAAAATTAAATGAAGATGGTTTTGTATCTAAAAATACATATGTGAATGGAAATGATATCATTGTTGGTAAAGTTATGCCAAAAAAGGCTAATGGTGTAATTACGTATCAAGATAGTAGTTTAACTATGAAAGCAAATGATGATGGGTATGTCGATATGAATTACAATGGTATTAATAGTGAAGGTTATAAGTTTTGCAAGGTTCGTATTCGCAAAAATAGGAAACCTGAGATTGGTGATAAATGTGCTAGTTGTAGTGCACAAAAAGGAACTATAGGGATGATATATAGGCATCAAGATATGCCCTTTACTAAAGATGGGATTGTTCCAGATATTATTATGAACCCACACGCAATTCCATCGCGTATGACAATTGCCCAATTAATGGAATCTATTATGGGTAAAGCATGCTGTCATATTGGTGCGTTTGGTGATTCTACACCATATACAGATTGCTCTGTAGAAGGAATAGCAAAGGTTCTTGAAATGTCTGGTATGGAAAAATATGGAAATGAAATCTTATATAATGGACGGACTGGAGAGCAAATACATACGGATATATTTATTGGACCTACATATTATCAAAGGTTGAAGCATATGGTTTCGGATAAAATCCACTGTCTAACTAAAGACCACGAAGTATTAACAAGTAATGGTTGGAAGTTTATTAATAATATTACAACAGATGACAAGGTTGCAGTTCTCAAAGATGACAAATTAGTCTATGAAAATCCGATTGAAGTTCATAATTACCCAGAATATTATGGAACTATGTATAATATTAGCAATTCACAAGTTGATTTAAATGTAACTGGAGAACATAAGATGTATGTGAAGTATAATAATCAAGGTTACGTATTAGAAAAAGCAAATAATATTATTGGGAAATGTGTAAGATATAAAAAGGATTGTGTTTGGGATGCTCCGGACTATCAATTTACTATTCCTGTAAGCAATAGTGAAATTAATATGGAGGCATGGTTAATATTCTTTGGCGAATGGATTGCAAGCAATTGTGACAATAAAGTTCTATATCAGTTTGGTTCTCATAATACGAATACATACGATACAAAGTGTATTACTGAGTATCTTTCTAATAATATCTATTCTGATACATTAAGTATGCCTGAATGGGTATGGAAATTAAGTAGTAAGCAAGTAAGAATATTAATTAAATCTATGATAGTTACTAATATGAGATTGGGAAATTATAAGTATAATAATATGTTCTGCTGTGAATATGAAAGTTTGGCTGATGATATGATGCGCTTATGTATTCATGCAGGTTGGAGTGGTATTAAAAGTATTTACAAAGATAAGATTTGGAAAATTACTATAATTAAAAATATGAATAATCCCTATGTTAATAATATCAAAAAAGAGAGAAAACCCAAAGAACAAGAATATAACTTTAAAGGCGCTGTATATTGTATTAGCGTATCAACAGAAGTATTTATGGTAAGGCGTAATGGCAAATCTGTATGGACAGGAAACTCACGAGGTTCAAATGGTCCAATAGTAATGCTAACAAGACAACCAAGCGAGGGAAGGGCACGATCAGGAGGATTGAGATTAGGAGAGATGGAAAGAGATTGCTTTATTGCACATGGAACTTCTAATTTCCTTGCTGAGAGAATGCTTCATGTATCAGATAATTATAGGGTTTTTATTTGTAAAAAGTGCGGTATGCACGCAAATGTTAATACTGAAAAAAGCATCTATAGTTGTAAGTATTGTAAAAATAATACTGATATCGCACAGGTCAGGATGCCATATGCATTTAAATTATTAAATCAAGAATTATATACGATGAATATTATGATGAGGTATGTATGTAATTAAAATTATTATATAAAATAATAAACTCTTACAATATTATAAAAAATATTATGAAATTTTATTATACATATAAAATATTTATATTATTTTTAATTTTTTATACTTGCAATAGTCATATGAATAATTCATTATTAAATAAAAATATATGCAAACAATTAAACAATCGCAAATATCAGTCATTTAATAAAAATATAGAATACTATATATGTAAAAATATTGTTAAGAAAAGACAAACTAACCCATATGCTGTTTTATCAATAAGAAAAAATATATTTATAATTAATGTTGTGTTAATTTATATACTATTGAACTGTGTATAAATTATTTTTTATTTTTTCTATCTTAATATTGAAATTATATAACATATATAAACATTTAATATTATCATATATATTATGAGCAATAATTATAAATTTTATAAGATATTAGGAGTTGATAAAAATGCTTCACAAGATGATATAAAGAAAGCATATAAGAAACTAGCATTTCTTCATCATCCAGATAAGAACAAAGAAAATTTGGCAGATTCTGAGGAAAAGTTCAAAGAAATATCAGCAGCGTATAATGTGCTAAGTAACGAAACAGAACGCGCTAAATATAATGAAACTGGAGATAATAATTATAATAATGGTTCAGGTCAAGAAGTTCACAGAAACCCTCATGATATGTTTGAAGCATTTTTTAGAAATAGAGGTGGTCCTTTTGGAGGCGGTATGCATTTTGAGGAAGAGATGTTTTCATTTGGAGGTGGCGGCAATCGAGGACCTAAAAAAGCGGCATCTTTGGAAAAAACATTAGTATTTAGTTTAGATGATATATATGAAGGTATCAATAAGGACTTAAATATAAATATACGTAAATATTGCACAAATTGTAATAAAAAATGTAATAAATGCGACGGACGTGGTGTAATACAGCAAATTATTAATTTAGGGATTATGCAACAAATTTTTCAAGGGTCTTGTGACAAATGTGAAGGGACAGGAATAACAATAGAAGGGAAACCTGATTGTAAAAATTGTAATGGCAAAGGATTTTTTAACAAAGATAATAAGGCAACATTAATTCTTCCAAAGGGTATAGATGAAACTTATAAAACAGCATTTCCAGAATTAGGGGAGCAACCAAAAATACCTAATGTTAAACCAGGAGATTTAGTAATAAATATTAAAATTGAAGAGCATAAACATTACATTAGAAAGGGAAATGATTTATATTATAAAACAGATATTTCATTTGTTGATTCTATTGTAGGAAAGGAAATTGTAATACCTTATTTTAAAGAAAAAATAAATATTAATACTAATATATTTGGTGCTATATCTAATAGTAAGAATTATTTACTAGAAGGAAAAGGAATGCCTATATTAAATACTTCAAATAAGGGAAATATGTTTATTGAGTTTAATATCAATTATCCTAAAATAAAAAATAAAGATAAATGTGAAGAACTTAGAGCATTACTAACAGAAGTATTTTATTAGCAATAAGTAAAGGAATATTAGATATATTTAGATATCTAATATTCCATATTTCTTTTATTTTCAATAGCATATAATATATTATATATAGGGTCTAAATTTATATTTTGATTATATCCATATTTTTTAACAAAATATGCTAATTGTAAGGAACTTTCATCTGTTAATCTATTATCATCATTTGAGGTTATATAAAATTTATATTTTTTAGTTGCTAATTTTTTTTTATCAATATTATAAGTTTTTTCGTTATCCTTATTATAATAATCTATATATTTTTGTTTCTTTTCTGCTAAATCAAATATAGAAAAAGCATTACTAAATTTACTTATACTATCTGTTGGTGAAAATAATACAGGTGCCATAATATTATTTTTTCCAAAAGTTATTTTTGTTTCCTCTTTAACAAAATTATATTCTAACCTCAATATATAATCCTTTAAAATATTATTAGTATTATTAATATGAACAATATATATTATATATATATATGAATTATCGTTGTCATTTATATTAAAATCAATAATATCATTAATATCTGTGCATCTAGTCATTTTACTTGCAATACGATAAACATAATCGCGATATAATATATATAATACAATAACCATTATAATTAAGAAAAGTATATTAATACCTATTAGATAGTTTGATATTCTAACATCAGATATTGATGATAATCTATTTATATAATTATCAGATTTTTTTTCAATATTTTCAAATAATGTTTGAATATCACCAATAACATTTTTAATATCACTCATAATATAATGTCTTATTTATATATTATATATTATAATTATTGATTATATATTATAATTATTGATTATATATTAATGTTATATTTTTGGTGCATCTTTGAGAAAATAATGTAATCTATGATTGTAATAGGATAATAAGGGTTAATTGAATATCCTTTTGTAAACTTAATTAATTCATTTGTTGTATATGATTGAATAATATTATAATTTTTGTCTACTGCATAATACTTGTAATTATTACTGTTTATTTTTGTACTTATATCTTCAATAATATCTGTGTTCATTAAATCTAAATTATAATACGTATAATTAAAACTATCAATAAAGTCTTTGTTATTATTTAATTCTAATGCTTTTTTTCCTTCATTCGTTTTAATCAATTCCGAATATTCAAGTGCCACTTTATTATATTTAACTAAATCGACGTTCTTTTTAGATATTTTTGAAATACTATTTAATGAATCTTTATTTTTTTCTAATTTATTTATATCTTTTAGAATTGCGATATAATCATTTATTCTATATGTGAATATATTTTCTTCATTTTCGGTATTTCCATATTCTATATAGGTAACCATTTTATTAAAGTCATAGGTTATTTTGATAATAAATTCTGAAGGTTTTTTAATATTTTTTGTATTTATTATAATAATATTATAAACATACGGCGTATCATTATAATAGTTTTCATCTATAATCTTAGAAATATTATTACATTTTGAATATTTCTTTGCATCTTTATATATTGTATCCCAATATACTAATGTGCAAATTATTATAATGATGCATAAATATAATACTGAATATATTAACCTATATATATCTTTTTTTTGAGTTATAATATTAATAAGTTGGCATTGTAAGTCTGCAAATGCCATTATTTAAATATTATATTATTCTTAATATAATATTTTAAATTAATTATTATATATATATATATGCCATATTTGTTCGGAAGGTGCTTTCAATTTCATCGCTTGGTGGCAAATAATCATAACTTGCATCATCACTAGGACTTACTATTTTCATATTCCTATATTTATCTGCTTCTTCTCTATGTTTTATTGATTTGAATGAATTAGTATAAAATATGTTGTCTTGTTTATCTTCAATAAAATTGTCAGTAAAATTATAATCAATATGTGTAGTATATTGTTTAGGGTTTTGCTTATTAACAAAAGTCTCGTTGCATCTTTGCTGTGCTTCTTCATATTGTTCTGGAGTTAATACAGATTTAAAAATATTAAGTATAAAATTCTGAATATCCTTATTCTTATCTAATAAGGTTTTTTCAAATAACCATTTAAAAAAACCCATCTCATTTAATTCTTTCCATGGCGGTATTTGCTCAAATGGGTTTGGAATAAAAAATATAATTTTATGTATCATTACCCCAATTAACCATAATAATACAATAATAATTGTGCATAATGCAACAATTGCTAAATATATATAATATGCAGTATGTAAAGGATAAAAATTAACAATACGATATGTTATATTGGGTAATAACATAGCGGGTTGCTTCATTCCAAATGAATAGTCTATAAAATCTCTAACAATACTGCAAATTAAAGGAAGATTCGTTATAAAGACGATAATTTCAATAATATAAAAAGATATTAATATAAATAAAACTAATAATGTAAGATATATTATCAAGTAGATTAAATTAAATTTCATTCCTATTTACTATATTAATAGATGATTTAATAGATAATTTTATAAATAGAATTTTTTCTTCTTATAAATGTTACAGTAATACTCATTCAGTCTTGTAATGCTTTTGTAATAAATTATAATTATATTATTACAAATCTCATCATATGCGTCATCATTTTCACCTCTATTATAATATTCGTCAAATATATTCATTACTTTATCTTCAAAATAATCATCAGAACCGTTTGATATTTCTTCATATTCTTTTATAATTTTTGATTGAAATTCATTTATATTTATTTTATTAATAATACTAAGAATATTATTGTTTTTTTTGAAGAAATCAATTATTTCATCACAGAAGTTCATTTGATTTTCAAAATGTTTCAATATAACAAACAATTTATATTATTATCAATTTTCAAAATACTAATATAAAAATAGAACATATTTATTATTAGAATTATTAATATAAAAATTGATAATAATATAAATATAACATAATAAATATAATAATGTCTAGTAAAAAGGTTTGCATTAATAGTACCTCTTCGTATTATACAGGAAAGGAGCAATCGCCACTACATTTTGGGTTATCTGCAGAAGGTTATGAAATTAATGCGATTATGGAAGGTTTTGATAAGGAACTTTGGATTGTTGAAGTAAGAAATAATAAAAAAGTTTGGACTAAAAAAGAGCATATTAATAAGATGACTTACGAGAAACCTTTAATTACCGAATCAAATGAAGAAATAACTAATACGAGCGATGATAATGTTTTGAATACTAATGATAATGCTCCTATTATTACTTCTAATATTGAACCTACTGTTATTAACACTCCTAATAGTGATGGAAAAAATAAGGATAAGGAAAGTAAAACAATAAAACCTACAGATTATACCTTGTTTATAACATATCGTATTCATCAAATGAAAAATACGTCAAATAACAATAAGAACAATTATGATTGCGCGAGGTATGAATGGAAAGAATATAAGAAGAAACCTGATGAATTAAAAGTAATTATGAATGATGCATATAATTTTCAGAAAGCAAACTGTAAATAAATAAAAAATGATTATTTATTATTTAAATAATAAATATTATTAAATATAATATTAATGAATACTATTTATTTTAATAAGAATAATATTATTCTTATTGATAGTAGTTATTATGTATTTCATAGATATTTTGCTACTTATAGATGGTTTTCTTTTCAAAAAATAGATGTGAGCGTCGATAATATAATTAATAATGAAATATTTATAAATGCTTTTTACAAACATATTAATAATGATATTAAAAAGATATGTAAAAAATGGAATACAAACAAAGAAAATATAGTATTTTGTTTAGATTGTCAGCGTGCTGAAATATGGAGAAATGATATCTATAATACTTATAAAGCAACAAGGACGCAGAAAAATAATTTTAATAAAAAAATATTTAGCATATTTAATGAATATATTAAATTATTAGATTTTAAATATATATCACAAGATAGATTAGAAGGTGATGATGTTATTTATTTATCCCAAAAGATGATTAAAACACATTTGGAATTATTTAAAAATTTGGATATTATAATTATAACAAATGATAATGACTTTCTACAACTTGTTGATAACCGAGTGCATATCTATAATATGCAATTTAAAGAACTTATGAAGCGTGGATATAGTGACCCTAAAATTGACTTATTATTTAAAGCGATTTATGGAGATAAAAGTGATAATATTCCAAAGATAGGTTCTGGAATAACTAAGGAAAAAGCATTAATGCTATCTACTATGGAAGATACTGAAAGAGAAAAATATATAAAAGATAATGGATATGAAGATAAATTTAGATTAAATATGAAACTAATATCATTTGAAAATATACCTGAAGAATATACAAAAATATTTAGTAATAATATTAGAATGATATTAGAATGATAGTAAATAAAGGTGTAATAATTTATATTGAATACATATGTTCTATTTTTTTAAAATGTTATTTACACCTTTGGACATTTAAAATGCCGATATTAGTCTTTATAATTTTTGTATTTTCTTATCTTATTTTTCTTAATATATTTGGTTTGTCTATTATATGTTCCATTTAATATTTTCTTATAGTAGCCTTCTGGTATTGTTTTTATTACCTCTTTAATATTATTATTTAAGTCTTCGTAATATAACCCTTGTTTCTTTTGTAATTTAGATTTTAGAAGACTAAAAAACATTTCTATACTATTTGTATAATGTTGATATGGAACTGAATAAATCAACTTATTATTCTTGTTTATTAATTCCTTAACTCTTATGTTTCTATGGGAACTTGCATTATCTAAAATGATAACCTTATTTTTATATTTATTAGTAATAAACCTTTCTAAAAATACTAATAACCTATCACCATCTATACCACCTTTATTATATAATTTATAACCTTCAACCCCATTTATTGAAATAGCAAAAACACCTGTATATTTTTTGAAAACTTCTTGTGAATTAGTTTTAACTACACATCTTTTACCTACTTCATTATAGCAATAGTGTCTTAATTGTAAAGAGTTAATACTTGTCTCGTCTATGCAAATAATGTCGTCAATATTATAATTTTTTATTTCATTATAAAAGTCTTTAATTTTTTCATTAATATTAATATCCTTACCGAACCGCTTTATAGGTTCATGTCTAATTTTAGTTAATTTTAATGATATATAATTTTCTTTAATTATTCTACTAATATGTCTTCTTGTAATGTTTAATTTAGAATACTTATTGCTTAATTTAGTAAGTAAATCTTCTATTGTAATAGTCTTATTATTTTTAAGTTCTTCTAATATAAACTTTATATGTTCTTTTTTTACCTTATATGATATTGGTTCTCTGTTATGTCGTTTAATTTTATTTTCTTCTTCATATCTTTTAGTCCATCTTAATAAACTTCTTACAGAGCATTTAAATATTCTACAAGTGTTCTCTTGTGTATCTTTATTTTCTAAAAAATATTTTACAGCAGATAATTTATAATCTTCGCTTTTATGTTTAGTCATTATAAAATTATTTAAAGGTATGTGTATTATATTATAATGATAAGATAATATGACTGATATGGTTAATATTGATATGTATAATAATTTAATGATAGAAAATGAGTTGTTAAAGAAAAAAAATATTGAATTAGAAGAAAGGTTAAAAGCATATACCAATACAGAAAGGAATAAAAGGTATTATGAAAAAAATAGTGAAAAGGTAAAGGAGAAGGCAAAGAACTATATGGAGAAAATGAAAACGGAGAACCCAGAAAAACTTAAAGAATGGCGACATACTGCTTATATGAATAGAAAGGCAAAGTTGGAACAGAGTTAATAGTTATATTTTCTAAATCTTTGCTGTAATATTTTTACACTTTTATTTATTTTTTTCCAATCATTTTCCCATATAACTACTAAGTTATATCCTAAATCTTTTATTTTATTTTCTCTAATTAAAGTATTATCATATAGATCTTTATATGTACATTTGGTTATTTCATTAAAGTCATCAAGATTAAATACTTTTGGATTACCATGCCAGTAATCACCATGAAATTCATAGATAGTATTATTTTCTTTACAAAAACCATCTGCCTTATATTTGGTTGTTGTAATAACATATTCGCCATAATTACAAGCATGTTGAATATTGATATTATAAAGTTTAGAAAGAAAATCTAACCATAAAATTGATGGTTTAGAATAACCATTATTACTACATTTAGGGCAACCTCTACACGAATTATAATGTGCTATTGGTGTTTTCATAAATTCTCCGTGTATTTTGCATACAATAATAACAGGTATATCACAATATTTATAATCTACTTTTGAATAATCATATTTATCTCCATGAACTAATTTAGATTTTTCTATAAAATCTTCTTTTGATTGAAGAAATCTTTTACTAATTGTTGAATAATAACAATTTTTACAACCACTTCCGTTAATATGGTCTCCTGATATTTGTGAAAATTCCCCATGTATTTTACAAATAATTATTACTTTTGTATCAGTATTTTTATATTCAACTTTTGAATAATCATATTTATCTCCATGTATTAATTTAGATTTTTCTATAAATTCTTCTGTATTTAATGTATAATGACCAGAACATTTTTGACATCCACAACCTCTTAAATGAATTGACGCAACTTGATTAAATTCACCATGTATTTTACAAATAATATTGATGTAATCATTTGAAAGATTATAAATAACATTTGAATAATCATATTTATCTCCATGAACTAATTTAGATTTTTCTATAAATTCTTCTGTTGTTATATTTTTATTAGCACATTTAGGACAACCTGATTTTCTCCAATAATGAGAGACTGGTTTTTGTGAAAATTCGCCATGTATTTTACAAATAATTGATACTTCTGTGTTACAATTTTTATAATCTATATTAGAATAATCATATTTATCTCCATGAATTAATTTTGATTTTTCAATAAATTCTTCTGTTGTTAATCTATATCTACCAGAACATTTAGGACAACCATTACTATTTAAATGATAATATGGTACTTGTTGAAATTCACCATGTTCTTTACAAATAATTTTTATATTTGTGTTGTTATTAACATAATCAACTTTTGAATAATCATATTTATCGCCATGTTTTTCTCTACATTTTTTTATAAATTCATCTAAAGGTGTTTTTCTTTTATTACCATTTAAAACATTACCACATTTAGAACAACCTATTCCTTTTAAATGTGATTTAGGAATTATTGAAATATCACCATGTATTTTACAACATATTGTGATAATACTATTAAAATTTTTATAATTCATTTTTGAGTAATCATATAAATCTCCAAATTTTTCATTACATTTATCCAAAAATTCACTTTCAGTAATTTTTGCTGTTCCTGCACACTTACCACATCCAGCACCTTTTAAATGTAATTTAGGTGTTTGTTGAAATTCTCCGTGTTCTTGACAAATTATAGTTGTTTTAGTAATACTATTAATATAATTTACCTTTGAGTAATCATATAAATTACCATGTATTTTTATGCTTTTTTCTACAAAGTCTGTTGTATTTGATTTTTGAGTTCCTGCACACTTACCACATCCAGCACCTGTTAAATGATTATTTGGTCTTTGTGAAAATTCACCATGTATTTTACAAATTATAATAATATTTTCATAATTATATTTATAATCAACTTTAGAATAATCATACCTATCGCCGTGTATTAATTTAGATTTTTCTATAAATAATTCGGTCATTATAATCTAATATTATACTATTAATATTGTTATATATCATTTATTTAAATATTCAGTATAAAACTATTTAAAGATAATCTATATACTATATATAGATAATGTAAATGTCTAGAAAGAAAGATGATACCTCAAAAGAAGAGTTTGAAAAGTTTGACTATATGAAAACTATTAAAAATAACATCAATAATGTTCTTAAAGATAAAGCAGTCTTACCGATCATTAATGATTTAGTTATTAGAACTAATAAGATTGTTATTCATTCATGTAATTTTATTAAATTGTATTGTATTTATCTTTATGAAAATAATTTAGAGTTTCCTTTAATTGATAAGAATTTTATATGTGATGTCTTTAAGGTTATTACAAAAAGAAAAGATAATAGAGGTGCAACACCTGAAAAAGATTATAGCGTTTTGTTAAAGAACCTTTATAAGTTTTATAATGAACACTATATAACTACCATTTATGATAATGAAATAATCTATTATGATAAATTAAGTTATATATTAGCATACGAAGCAATTGATATTGAAAAAAATATAAATAATAATATACAAGAGCATTTTATTACACATCTTAATCAATTTGTTAATCATTCTTTTAATTTGAAAGAGCAAAAAGATGAGATTAAAAAGATAAAAGATAAGGAAGTAAGAAAAGAAAGTTATAAATCATTAACGAATGAATTCAAAAAGATTAAAGATGACCTTATATCACTAACAAATGACTTAAAAGCTGATGAAAAATATCACAACTGGATTAAAGAACATAAGAAACATATTGTTCCTAATAAACCTAATTTTGATAAAGATAGTATATATTATGACCTACATTCAAATACGAAGGATTACTTAAAGTCATTTATCTATATAAATATTCAACTTGAAAAACTTAATGATATGCTATTAGAAGATACAAATGATGTTGATAATGTTAAGCAAATTAAATTATTTAATATTTTACCATTACGAAGTAATATCATTCCTAAAAATATATGCGTTGATACTTGTGCTTTAATTAGTAATTTTTTAGGTGATGAAGGTACAACAACGCACTTTAAAAATTATAAAAAAGAAAATAATCAATTTAAATTATGGAATAGGGTTTTAAAGTTAGATAGTAAAATGTTCAAAAAGAATAATTATGAGTTTAATTATATGATTAGAACTGATGGTATTTCTGTTGGTATTTTATTTATTAGAAAAGACAATCAAGGGATGCCTTTAAAATATTATAATCCTAATAATAAACCAACAGAGAATACAAAATATATAGAAAAAGAGATTATTACCGATGAATTAAGAAGTAAAAAGATAGTATGCGTAGATCCAGGTTGTAGTGATTTAATTTATTGTGGTAGCAAAGATAATGATGGTAATTTAGAAACATTTAGATATACTCAAAATCAAAGAAGATTAGAAACAAGAACAAAAAAATATAATAAAATTATTGAAGAAGTTAATAATACAACCTTTATAAATGGTAAGAATATTAAAGAAATTGAGAGCGTTTTAAGTAGTCATAATAAAAGAACTTGCGATTATGATAAGTTCAAGAATTACTTGATTGAAAAAAATAAATTGAACCTATTGTTATTTTCTCATTATGAAAAGACTTTTTTTAGAAAGTTCAAATTAAACAGGTATATAAATACACAAAAAAGCGAGAGTAAA